CAGGTTTAGCTGGCGCAAGGGTGTGAAAGCTCACTCGAAAAGAGCCAGGAAGGGAGACACCCTCGGAGGCGTATATGGCTATATTAGAGACGATACCGCAGCCGAGATGATAACATTCTCTGGAGAATTATACGATAGAAGGAAGGACGACATTGAACACTGTAAGGGTAAATGGGCCATAGCAAAGACAGAATACGCTGGAGGTCTGAGAACCAGAAAGACTACAGAATCGATAAAGGCTACCATCAGAAATGTATTCTGCTCTGATATATGGTTAGAAGAGGACCTGATATCGGCATCGATAGGTGGGATGGGAGTCGACCTGATAGATAAATCTAGGAAGTCCATACGATTTCTCGATATAGATGCATGCAAAGAGTGTTCACTGCGTGAAGAAGCCGAGGCGCCAGTACCTCCTTCTGTCGGAGAGTGGAATGTAGCGATAATAGGTGAAGCTCCAGGTAGAGACGAAGATGTAGAAGGGATACCGTTTATCGGAAGGTCTGGTGAGCTCGTATGGAACTATCTTCATAAAGCTAATTACAATAGGGAATTATTCTATGTAACAAACGTAACTAAGTGTTATCCAATGAGGTCCAAGACTCCATCGATAAATCATATGAAATCGTGCAGGAGGTGGATTGATTCTGAGATAGAAGCTGTTAATCCTGTGGTGATACTTGCGTTCGGTAACGCTTCGCTATGGTGGGTCACCGGTAAGACATCAGGAATTATGTCTCTAAACGGCACAACAGAATGGAACGCAAAACTTAACGCATGGATATGCTGGTGCGTCCATCCTGCCAGCGCGCTCAGGTCTCCAGAAAATATGCCAACGCTTATAGAAGGTCTTGAAAACTTTATCAGAACTCTAGATAATATAGGAGGCAAATTCAGATGATGCTAAACCTGGATGAAAGTATGACAGACTGGGTGGAAAAGTATGGAGATGGGTTCGTAAGGTCGCTCAGAGCGGCAGCAGAAGTAAGAGCCGAAAGAAGGAAATCGTATGGAGATACGTATCGTAACGACTACCTGATGTTTCTATACTATCAGATGAATAATAAGATTAAGAGATTCAAAAGTCAGATAGCATTTGATGGAAATAGTGAATATGTTAAGGATGTATCGGTGGCGGTCGATTCTCTGCTCGATTTAATATGCTATGCCGCATTTGCATTTGAAAACACCATGGCAAAGGAGCTAAATGATGATGTCAGATAAGGTGGTACTCGGAGGAGGGCTGTCTGGTCTCATATACGCGTATTATCATAAGGACCATATTATAATATCACCGGATATCGGAGGAAAGATGGACGAAAGCGGTAAGGATTTTTTCTCTAATATAATATTTGCTCACTATAATAATGCCACCATAAGACTTCTAAATGATATTGGAATACCATATTCTAGGGCGACAAGGCCAATAGTGTATATTGTGAAGGAAAAGGCTGACAATATGGCTGGATGGAAGAGAGTTGTATTAGATAAAAGCATGGTTAGCATCGATGTAAAACTAAAGATAATTAGAAAGAAGATGCGCGACCCTTCTTTTGAACCACTTGACCTGAATCTGTCAACCGACGATTACTACATCGATACGCTAGATTTTTCTATAAGCGACCTAGTTAGAAGACTTTCAGATAAGATTATGAATGAGGAAAGATGGCATGATCAGACTGCCATCAGGATAACTAAAGAAAAGGTGGTTACATCTGATACGTCATTTCCATATTCAAGACTGATATCCACTATACCGGCGGATATATTCTGGAAAATACACGAACTCGAACTCGACTGCGAACTAAAGTCTGGATGGACTACCTTCGCGCTATCGGATAGGCCAACATCGGAACTAAGAAATATTCAGTTTAATATTGCATATGACGCTACTGATAGTGCATGTACTAGGATATCTCATAATAACAAAAAAGATAACGACGTTTTCCTGTATGAGTTTGCAGGTAAGTTAGATGAACATCAAGTAGAGAGCAATCTTCCTCTTGATGCTAAGTTAATACAGTGGTATTCTGAACCTAGAGGGGTTATCTTTACGAACAGCTGGAACGTCCCTCCTCCTAATACTATATTCGTCGGAAGGTTCGCCCAGTGGAAGCATTCAATCAAGCTAGGAGACGTCATAGAATCAGCCCTATTCGACTGTGATGTGAGGACAATATTCAACAGGCAGCTAAACTTTACCAAGAATTTCTTTGACCTAGATAAATTAAGGATGGATACTGAATACAGACAAGAATCGACCAGGAGTATTATGCTACTCCTCTACCCAGAGCTCGGAGAGATACTCAACGCGATAAACTATAAGGCTCATAGAAAGAGGAGAGATGTTAATGAAGAGCATGTTAAGGAAGAAATAGTCGATTCCTTTAAGTATCTTCTCAACCTGATGATTATATGGGGAATCGACTCGCAGGAGCTCTTTGAACTGTTTAGCGCTAAGTCAAAGATAGTTGAAGACAGATACAGAGAGAAGGTGAAAGATGAGACCTGATTGGGAAACTTACTTTATGAAGATAGCCTATATCGTTTCTGAACGCTCTACATGCATAAGAAGGAAAGTTGGAGCCATCATCGTTAGAGACAATAGGATACTTTCCACCGGATATTCAGGAGCTCCTAGCGGTCTTCCGCACTGCGATGAAATTGGAAGCTGTCTAAGGGACGAGATGAATATCCCAAGTGGAGAAAGGTCTGAACTATGTCGCGCCGCTCACGCAGAACTCAACGCTATTTCTCAGGCGGCTCAATATGGCGTTGGTATAATGCGCTCAACAATGTACTGTACCGATAGCCCATGTTCATTCTGTGCAAAGGCTATGATAAATTCAAAGATTATAACAGTCATATATGACAGAGAATATCCTGATACTATGGCTAGCAGAATGTTTGCAGAGGCAGGTATTGTATCAAAGAAAACGAAAATAGAGAAAGGATTTGAGACATGAAGGATAGCGAACGTAATCTAAAGGAAAGATTTGGAATACGATACGGAAAGAAACCGGAAACAAAGTTCATCGATAATATGAACGCGGTTAAAGTTAGGCTTATCGATTGGCCAGACCCAGATAGGTTGATAACCGTTCTCGTAAATATGGCGAAGGCCAGCTGGTATGAGGACTTTTCCGTCGATGCTGATAAGGGAGATATCGAAAAAACAGTAGAGAAGCTGCTGTCAGGAGAGGTGTTGGCTCAGGGATTAGAACACGCGACATTCTGTTTCCTAGTGTCAGGTCTAAGCCTTCATGGAACTCATATGCTCGTAAGGAACAGGGTGGGGATACGATATATGCAGAGGTCCACCGCAGTATGTGACTTCAGGGATGAACCGGTGCTTGTCCCAAGAGCATTCACCAGACATCCATCTATGCTTGAAAGATATAAGGAATGGGCCCGTCAAGGGAAACAGCTCTATGCCGACTTGCTAGACACTGGAGACATAGCTGCCTCTGACGCCAGGATGTGCTTACCTAAGAGTATGCCTCAATGGTGTTATGTCAGCTGCTGCCTCACTACGCTCCTGTCGATATACGGAAAGCGCTCTGATACTCAGGAAGAGCCTCCTGAGATGAATATCATGGTGGAACAGATGAAAGACCTAGTGGTTGAAAAGTTCCCATATATGAGAAAGTATTTCGTCAGATTCTGTGATGTCGGAAAGTGCCTGCATAATAGACCAGGATACGAGGCTAACTCGGTATTTGCAAGAGACGATAGGCATAAGGTGAATAGAATCAGAAAAGTAACGATAGTCGGAGACGGAGACGCAAATGAATTAGAATTCTACAAGGATAACTGGACGCTTCATAACAAGACGAAACAGGAAATGATGCTTGACGCAGACCCATATGATGACTAAATTAAGGAGCAATAAATTATGATGATACAGGATATGTATCGAAATAATAAGTGGAAGATGCTGATGTGCTGTATCATGCTTAATAGGTCGAAGGGCGGCGTAGTGAAGAAAGTGGCTCCAAACTTCTTCGATGAATTCGAATCTGCTCTGTCTGTTATTAATGGCGATAAAGATTTGATGACCAAAATTATACAACCGCTCGGACTTCAGAACGAAAGAGTTAATAGGATGAAAGATTTATCCGAATGGTTTATAAATAATAAGAAGGTTGTTACTTCCGACGACCTGCTTGGAGCTCCAGGGGTTGGAGACTTCACTATCGAGTCATGGTCGGTGTTCATCGACAGAATAATACCAGAAGTAATAACCGATAAGGAAATAAGGAGATATGTTCAGAACGCTGTAAAATCCAGTGACATTATAAGAAGTTTTAGCAAAAGAATATATGAAGCTGGAGAATTTAATACGATAGAAGGCATGGACTATATTGAAGCAATTAACAAAGGCATAGAGATATATGATAATGTATTCATCGAAAAGCTCGATGAAGATAACGCTAAGTATGTATCCGATAAGATGGCATTCATAGGAGACCAGATAGATTCTGCTATAAAAAAGATTATGTATGACAGAAACAGCAGAAGGGCCATCATAGTATTCAACCAGGATGGAAACGAGCAGAACTGTTCCGTGTGTTCTCATATTCAGATAAGGAACAACAAGATAATAGAGCTAGTGTATCAGCGTTCTCAGGACGTTGATATGCTGCATAAGGACATAGAAACATACGCAAGAATAGCTTGTCGTTTCTGTGAATATGGATGGGCAGACGAATATTTTATATCAATAAGATACGGAAATATACACGCGAGATACGATGCATAATAATGTTATGATTATTAAAAAAAACAAAGGAGGTAATAAAATGGACTGTGGAGGACATAGAGATTCAGATAACTGCTGGTTTTTGATGATGGGAAAAGCGCAAAGGATGCTGCGCCGCCGTATGCGACATCACCGACCCAGCGATATGAAATATGCCCAGTTGGAACCAAGTCCTAATGACATAAAAAACTTGGCCGTGCACCAGACAGGCTGGAACGTGAAGTGCATCGGAAAAGGTTGTATTCATCATGGATGAATACGTCCCGATAGCGCTACGTCAGGAATCGTGGAGCATGGCAAAGCATCCTGAAGCGTGGGGCATAGGACGTCTTGATGGGCATGGCGGAATGGGAATGACGCACGGACCATTCGATAGTGAAGAAGAGGCACTAGAGACGGTCGGAGAGCGGGGAGAAAGAATCGTTCATTTCTTTCCCGATGGAACAGATAAAGTGGTATGGCGATGGAAGCTTGACAGATGGGTTAAAAGGTATCGCCTATAGGGTTCTGAAGGTCTCCAATGGTTTATAATATAGTAGAATAAGATATGGCCAAATGAGGAAAATAAAGGGAGATGAATGAACTACTACAACGACAACGACAAGAACGCGGCGATAGAAAAGTACGTGGTATTTGTCCCTCGGAAGGCTAAATGCAAAGAGTAAGGAGCGAAATGACTGACTATCTCGGTCCATACGAATTAGGCAAGGTTCATTGCATGGACTGTATGGAAGCTATGCCGCAGTTGCCGGATGGGTGCGTGGATTTGGTGCTGACTGACCCGCCGTATGGGATTGGTGAGGCGGCAAGACGGAACGAAACAAGAGGCTGTCTTGCGAAAGCGAAGAACTATGGTACAGCCAAGTGGGATGATAAACCTCCATCGTCTGAATGCTTCAAGCAAATAATGAGAGTATCGACAGAGCAAATTATTTTTGGTGGCAACTTTTTCACTTTTGCACTTCCGGCAAGCAGTAGTTGGATTGTTTGGGATAAACAAAACGGTGATACAGACTTTGCTGATTGTGAGCTTGCGTGGACATCTCATAAAAGAGCGGTGCGAAAGATTGTGTATCGTTGGCAGGGAATGTTACAAGGCAATATGGGGCATCTCAAAGAGCAACGGGTACACAGAACGCAAAAGCCGTTGCCAGTCATGCTATGGATATTAGAGAGGTATAGTTCCACCTCCAACATCATCCTCGACCCGTTCATGGGTTCAGGCACAACCGGAGTCGCCGCCGTCCAGCTTGGGCGTCGGTTCTTGGGATTTGAGATTGACCCGGAGTACTGTGAACTGGCAAACAAACGCATCGCCGAGGAAAAGCGTAAAGTAAAGCGTGGCATACCGGACTATTATAATGTATACCGCAACCACAAAGTCAGCGAAGGCACTGATAATGCTAAACTGCTCACCAGGGTTAAATCCCTGAACAATCTGAGGCTCATTAAAGACAAACTCTACAAGAACTGTGTGGTATACGCACATTGGAATAAAGCAGATGATAGGGTCGAGGAGGATGAAATGGTCGGCAGGGTAGGCAAACTTCTGGCTAAAAGGTAAAACGTGTGAATCACATAGACATTCTTAAAAATGCATATATTGTCTGTATTATGGACGAAGTCCTATCCGCAGTCGATACCGATATACGACGTTATAAAAGTCAGAATATGAAGCAGGCGGAAATTGCGGCGAACAGCATAAGGAAGATACTAGAAGATAAGAAGAAAGAGGCTGAAAATGGATAGCAGAAAGGATACGAATATGGATTATGAAAAGGACATGCAGATTGACGAAACTGCGCTCGACGTGGAATGGCTTGAACAACCATCGTTAATGATGCGATACTGTCGCCTAGCCACCGAAGCCAGAGCCTCAGTTGATATGGCAAAAGAAAGGCTCGATGCCATAAAGGCGCAAATAGATACTGATATTAGGAAAGACCCAGCACAATACGGTCTTGAAAAGCTTACCGAGACACTTATAGCCAATACCGTCATTCTCCAGCCTGATTGTATACATCAGCAGGAGGTTCTTAACGAGCTACGGATGGAAGATGCTATGGCACAGTGTGTTGTAAGAGCACTGGAACATAGAAAAAAGGCACTCGAAAACCTCGTCGTTTTACATGGACAGCAGTATTTCGCTGGTCCGTCAGTGCCGCGAGACCTCACCAAGAAATACAGCGAGCGGAAGGAATGGGAACGGAAACAGAAAGATAAGATGGCTACCAAAAATATTTCGCCAGGAACAAAGCGAGAAAGGAAAAGGGTTTGAAAGGTGAATTAGCATATTTTTTGGTGCTATCGATAATAGCCTTCGCCATAGTGACAGTAGTGTCTGCTACTTGGATGTATTTTATGAGCAAGGCTCAAGCTAAGGGATGGATTGAGGAATTAAACAGTTTCATATCAAAGAGAAAGGAAGATAACGATGCCAAAGAGAACAGAGAAGTGGTCAGGAAAGGGAGTGGGAGCAAAGGCGAAGCAGGAAAAGGAAAGAGGGAGCCAATTCGGATATCTGATAAAACCTGAAGATGTTATGGTTTATCTACCGTCTCCAGGAGGGAGGAGCGACATCGATTTTCTGGTATACGACGTAACCGATGATAATCATCCCGATAAGGATGAATCACTAGGGATTGCTCTTAAGGGCGAACAGTGGTATCGACGACCATTCAAGATACATAGAGACATCGGAGTGAATAAGGTCGCTGTAGTATGTCCGACATCAATCGGAAGGAGATGTCCGGTATGCGAATACCAGGCAGAGCTCAGAAAGAAGGGTGGAGATAAAGAGCTGATAAAGGCGTTAAGAGCAAAGGACAGGGTTCTCTATTGCGTCATACCCATTGGAGAGCATAAGTTCGAAGCGGTCCCTCACCTGTTCGAAATATCTCATTATCTGTTTCAGAAGTTACTCAACGAAGAAATAACCGAGGATGAAAGGTATGGGATGTTTCCGAGCCCATCCGATGGACTAACGGTCAAGATTAGGTGGGACAGTAAGAAGATTGGAGAAGGCGACGCCTTTGCCGAAGCCAACAGGATTGATTTCAACTCAAGAGACTATGAATATGACGATGATATGTTATCGAAAGTTCCTGACCTCGATTCGATAATACACAAATCTGTTATATCAAGCGAAAAGCTTTCCAACATGTTCTTCGAGCTAGAAACCGAATCAGACGCCGGCGCGGATGATGGAACAGAATTTCCTCCCAGAGAAACAAGCGAAGAACGGCCGAAGCGAGAGCGCAGAGATGCAACAGAACATACACCTGCAAGAAAACCGAAAGGAGCTGTACCAAAGGAGAAAGAAAAAGAGTCTGAACAAGAATCAGATGAAGACGTGTGTATCGCCTGTGAAGGGACTGGAATCAACAGTAAGGGTAATAAGTGCAAGATATGTAACGGAACCGGAGAAAGAAAGAACGAAGATAAAAAAGATACCGATAATGCCTGTCCATATGATCACGAATTCGGAAAAGATTCAGATGTTTATAAAGATTGCGACGATTGCGACAGAGAAATATGGGGTCGCTGTCTTGATGAAAAAGAAAAGAATATCGCCTAATGAAGATAAGGTCGACCTACAAGATAAAAAAGAAGAAATCCCCTCCCATAATAGATGGGAGGGGAGTCACCATGTCATTCATAGCTCCAATCAACACTTATGAATTATTGGCTCTGCATTCCATGTACTACGGCGTATCGATGTCGAAATATATACGTAAAGTTATAGAAGATAGAATAAAGATAGAAAAGAACCCAAACAGTGTTATAAATTCCATAGCCGAACAGATGGCAGATAAGTGGAAAAAGATATTCGCGATGAACAGCGGTTCTAATGGATGGAATAGTGAAGATAATCTTAACAGAAGGTTCGAAGAGTTTGAAAAGGATATGAAAGTTGCACTGAAGACAAGGAGGATGAATAAAAAGTGGATAGAGATTATTATAAAGGAATTCAAGAAAAGAGCCACCAGTTATGACTAGAACAAGAGTAAGCGCGACAAAGAAGCTCAGCGAACAGATGAAAGATAGATACGCAAATATCCGTCCGGAACTTGACAGTGACCTTGGCCCAATGATAAGCACCGGCTCAACGTTGTTAGACCTTGCCATATCTGGTACCCGCATTAGGGGTGGCGGAATTTCTGGTGGCATCCTTATGGAAATGTCAGGACAGCCAAGCACCGGTAAAACGGTTATGCTCTGCGAAATAGCTGGTGCGGTAAAGCGCCAGGGTGGTGAGCACCTATTCTACGACCCAGAAGGACGGCTGAACAAACAGTTCGCTAAGATGTTCGGTCTCGATATTCAAGATGAAGATTACAGTATGCCGGACACGATACCACAACTGTTTGAACCGATAAGAAAGTGGGAGCCAGAACCGCAGGATTCTGTACACGGAATATTCGCCGACTCGCTTGCGGCGCTTTCCACAAAGATGGAGATGGAAGGTGAAGATAAATATGGAATGCGAAGGGCGAAGGAGTTCAGCGAACAGATGCGTAAGACTTGTCGCGTGATTAAAAACAAAGGTTTCCTGATGGTCTGTTCAAATCAGGTACGAGAAAACACCGCCGCTGGACCTTATGGCGAAAAAGATATAACTCCTGGTGGCAGGGCCATACCATTCTATTCCAGTTTGCGATTAAGATTTCGCGGTTCAGGAACCAAGCTGAAGGAAGAACAAAAGATACATGGTAAGACGCATAAGCGTGTTATCGGAGTTGAAGTTACCGCATACATCTCTAAGAATTCGCTGGATAAGCCGTTCAGAGAGGCACCGATAACCATCCTGTATGACTATGGTATCGACGATATACGGCAGAACCTCCAGTTCATTAAAAGTATAAAAGGTGATAAGATATATTCGGTTGGAGGGACATCGCTTGGCATATCGATGGATGGGGCCATAAAAGCCATTGAAGATGATAATCTTGAGGATACCGTTAGAAATGAAACGATAGATTTGTGGGAAGAGGTGGAACGCAAGTTTGTTAAGGATAGAAAGCCGAAGGTGAGATAGGAGTCTTAGAATGGAAAGAACACGGACAAAAACTGAAAGAAAGAAACCGCGCATAAAGGTATCCTCTGCCAAGGCCAAGGGGCGTGAGTTTCAGCAGTGGGTCGGACGACAGATATCAATAATCACTGGTTATAAATTCGGAAAGGATTGCCCGATAGAATCCCGCCCGATGGGACAGAGCGGCGTAGATGTACGAATGGAAGAACGTGTGCTGAATATGTTTCCTTTTTCTGTGGAATGTAAGCGTCAGGAAAACTGGTCTGTGCCAGCGTGGATTGAACAGGCCGCCAGGAATCAGCTACCGAACACCGACTGGCTCCTGTTCATGCGCAGGAGTAGGACTCCAGCGGTGGTAACGATGGATGCGCTGGCATTCTTCAGACTCATTGGCAGCGGTATCAGGCTTGAGGATAACAACGGCGGCGACGTTATAGAAATAATGCCAAATGGTAACGGCGGGTATTCAATGACGATATGTCAATCATGCGTTCGAATATTTGAATCGGAAGGCACTATAAGCTCTATTATATCTGACTTGAAGGAGAATATACTATGAGCACAGACGCCTACAAGATGTATATCAGTTATGACAAAGGCAAGACATATGTTTGTGAATATATCGTCGATGACGTGGAAGAGATTAAAGACTTAATTCGTGCATTTGAGCGTAGGAAGATGGTTGTGGATTTCTACGTCAAGCATAAAGGTAAGACGATTACAGTCAGTCCGTATTCTAAGAAAAAGGCGGATAAAGCAACACCCTGAAAAGCTATGTTAGAATCTATACAAATAAAGAACTTCCAGAGCCATAATGACACCGAGATAGAATTGTCAGAAGGTGTTAACGTATTCATCGGCCTATCGAGCGCAGGTAAGAGCGCCATAATGAGAGCCATACGGTGGCTGAGGAATAATAGGCCGGGAGGTGAATCATTTCGCTCTAACTGGGGCGGCACCACGACTGCACGCATTATATTGAACGACAAGGATGAAACAACAATAAGCCGTATAAGAAGCGATAAATCCAACGAATATCTATTAGATGATATTATCGTATCACCTATACGATTCAAAGCCATCGGAACGGATGTTCCAGAAGAGATTCAGAAGGCGCTCCGTATAGACGACATATGTGTACAGGGCCAGCATGACCGCCACTTTCTGCTCAGCGAAAGCCCCGGAGAAGTCGCCCGTCACTTTAACGAAGTTGCTCATATTGAAGTGATAGACGTCGCTCTGAAAAACATACAGAGCAATATACGGACGATAGATGCTGATATCTGCGACCATAAAATAAACATAGATGCGCTCACCGAAGAGCTTGATGACTACATCCAACTACCAAGTATCGAAGAAGAGGTTGTTAAGGCGGAAAGTATTGAGTGCGAAGTACAGACTGTAACCGAAGGTATAAAGAAGATAACAGCATTGATGTTTACCTTCAACGAGGCTGAAGCGGGTATATTATACAGAAATAACTTTATTCTGGCAGCTTCTTACGTCGACAAAGCCCTCGGCATATTCGAACGTATAGGCTTAATAGAAGCAGATGCGCTGACGCTTAGGAGACTGACGGAACAATATGAAGCGACAGAAGGAGCGATACGCGACAGGAACAACTTTATCCTAGCATCTCCAACAGTAGATAAGGCGCTCGACGTGTATAAGCACATAAGCGCGATACATTCGAGCATCCTGAAGCTCAAGAGAACGATTGAAGCGCACGAAGAAGTTGAAGGTGAGATACATATAGGAAAAAGAAACGTAGAAGACCTTCAGGCAGAACTGAATGCAAACTTCCCTGACATATGCCCGCTCTGTGAACAGGAGATAAAATAATGGAATTCTTTGAAATGAAAGATGAAGAAATATTGGAAGAGGACCAATTGGTGGTCATTGTTAATACTAATATGATACGAGCCTTTGATGCGCTAAAAGATTCGACTCCGGATGGTATATTTATCAAAGAGATTGAGGATGAAGATGAAGATGGTAATCCAATATATGGCGGTATGGTTATACTATTGAACGAAATAGAATTCGCAAGGTCACAGAAATGAAACGGACTAGAACTAAGAAAATAGTTAATCCTCCATCGGCAATACTGACTTCCGACTGGCACCTGCGAGAAGATACACCAGAATGCCGAACGGACGACTTCTGGCAGAAACAGTGGGACAAGGTTCTTTTGACGCAGCGTCTATGTCTAGAATACCGTTGTCCTGTTATACATGCGGGAGACCTGTATAATCACTGGAAACCGTCTCCATTACTGCTGACTTACACTCTTCGATTTATACCAGAAAACTTCTGGACCGTATACGGACAGCATGACCTTCCACAACACAATATGAATCTATCAGAAAAGTGCGGGATAGATACCTTGTTGGCATCCGAAAGCATATGCCTATGCAATAACGGTCACTTTAGTACCGAAACGAGTGGCGAAACCAATATAATACATTACGGAAAAAGTAAGATAGCCGTATGGCATAAACTCGTTTGGGAAAAGAATCCTCCCCACTGGGACACAGACGGGCTGACTGCGGAAAGGGTGCTGGCGGAACACCCTGAGTTTGATTTAATAGTGACTGGCGATAACCATCAATCGTTTGTTGTTGAATACGAAGGGAGGTTGTTAGTAAATCCAGGTTCTCTGACACGCCAGTCTGCTGACCAAATCAACCATCGGCCCGCCGTGTTCCTGTGGTATGCGGAAGATAACTCCGTAGAGCCATACTATCTGCCGGTGAATCTGGATGATGTCACCCGCGAACATCTTGACGAGGTACATAAGAGGGATGACAGAATGGACGCATTTATATCCAGTATTAGCCAGGAATGGATTAGCGGATACAATTTCGAGCGCAACATTGAACGATTCTTCAGGAAGAACAAGGATATCGATGTGAAGGTTAAAGAGATAATCCTAAAAGCGATGGAATAAGTCAAATGATAATTGTTAAAATTGTATGCTATTATGGTTGTTCTGAACTTGGAGCGCCAAATACGTGGAGAAAATATGAAATTCTATAAGGAGAATAAATATGGATACAGATGAACTTATGGCATTGAAGAAGCGAATCGACGCCGCCAAGACGGAGGTAGCCGAATTCGAAGGCAAGAAGAAACACGTCCTGCAGGAACTTAAAGACGACTGGAATGTGTCAACCATACCACAGGCGAAGAAAAAGCTCGGCGAGATGCGGAAGAACGTCAATAAGCTAGAAGACGAACTCGACGAACTTGTTACCAAGATAGAGGCCGCAATATGACGAAGGTATCAGAACTACGGCAGGTTCTAGAGCAACAGAAAGGCAAGCGGGACAGTGTTAAGGAACGGCTCGCCCAAACAAAGAAACATCTGTTGGAAGCGGAGAAGTCGTTGAAATTGTACGAACAAGCGCGCGAGGTTACACGAGAAGTTGCGTTAAAGACTCAAGAAGGCTTACAGTACCATATCTCAGAGATAGTCACTCTAGCGATGAACGGCGTATTTGATAAGCCGTACAAGCTCATCACAAGATTTGTTCAGCGACGAAACAAGACTGAGTGCGACCTTATATTCGAACGTGACGATGTAGAGTACAACCCAATGGATGATACCGGAGGCGGTTCGCTTGATGTAGCGGCGTTCGCCCTACGTGTGGCGAGTTACACGATGAAAGCTCCGCGAGGTAACAACGTGCTAATACTCGATGAACCATTCAAGCACCTTAAAGGACAGACTGAAAATAGGCGAGTCCTCGACATGGTGCATGAGATATCTGAACGGCTTAACATCCAGATAATTATGGTAAGTGACGAGCGCGTGTCAAGAGAAGACATAATAGATGCCGCAGATAAGGTATTTGAGGTCTCTATAAACAGAAAAGGTGTCAGTTCGGTGAAGGAATTATGAGACCATTATGTGTTTTACATATTGGCAGTTATCGGATTGAATATTGCGTGGATGGCGATGTGTGGGTTGTGATTGATATAAAATCAAATACAGAAGTGGCATATAAACCTACAAGACAAGCCGCCATAAGGTTTTGTCAATCAACAGAAGGTCAATATGGATTATCCAAAGAATAAAGAAGACTGGTGGGAGTGGGCGGAAAAGTATTGGGACGATTTCTTTTATATTTTATGTAAGTATATCAACGTATATGCCGTAGCAACCGATGATACATATCAGGATGGAGCCTTGATTGGATGCACAATATTAGAGGATATTCTCAGATGCAAGAGAGAAAAAGACAAGAAGCTAGGCAGGTACTTTCAATCGGCATGGACAATGGCACCAGATAGTATTTGTATTTATGACAATCCAAACTGGAGCAGATTCTGCGATATGTGTAGTGAAGAGCAAGTTCTATGGGAGGAGGATAAACATGCAGATACCAATAATGCGATGTCCAATATGTAACTGCGAAATCAAGCATACCACCCTTCAAGAATCAGAGTCTAAGGGCGTCATTGAAATGACAAAGGCAGTGCCAACTTCATTTCCCACAGAAGGTAAAACATTAACAGTGGCAGTGTTCAACGCGAAGCGACAATGTCAATGTGGCGCCACAGTCGACGTGACAATAACAGGGATTAGGAAGGAGGGCTGATATGGACGAGAAAGAGCGGGAAGAACTGAAGGAGAAACTAAAAGATATTTGCGGGAATCAATGCGTTGAAGGCTTTGAATACGCATCAATCGACGCCATGCTTGCCATTTTTGAGCCGTTGCTGGCCGAGAAGGACAAGGAGATTGCGCGGCTTGCTCACATTGAAGACTTGTGGAGCCGCGAGAACGCAATCATGAAGGCGGCCATTGAGCGCGCAACTAAGATGCTCATGGATGCGTTGACGTATAAGGATAAGCATGGAAACACGAAGCGCGCCTATAACGAGCTTATGGATGCCGAAGAACAGGTTATAGCTATGGAGGTGAATGAGAGTGCAAGACGGTGAATACACGAAGGAATATGTCGAGATGCAGCATAAACAGCTTGCCGCCAAGGACGCGGAGATAGAGCGGCTGAAAGAGGAAGTGAAGCAGTTGGAAGGGTTAGATGCCGATAACGCAGCTTGGGTTATCGCCCTCGCAGCAGAGTTACCAGAGGAAGTTTATAAAGATGTAAGAAATCGAGTAGGTGTCTTGTTTAACCAACTCCACGCCGCCGAGCAACGCATCAAGGAGCTTGAGCGCAAACTTACCCTCGTCAAAGAGCACGCCCTAATCAACTTCGACAATGACTTGCTTAAACTGGTTGACGCCAAGAATATGCCCGATAACTGGCACTGTCCAAGATGCAACGCCGCCAAACAGACGAGAATACGCTTGCGGGGATGGGAGCAGACACCGCCCAATAGGAATAAAGGCCACTTGGCGGCGTTCTATCTCGGACACGAAACAGCCAGAAGTGAAGTCCGCGCCATCCTCGACGGCGGAAAGGAGGGGGAAGATGAAGGTTAAGTGGAACCGCAAATGGGATGTCTACACAAAGTTTGACCGAAAACAGGGCTTGTGCCCACACTGCAACAGGGCATGTAAACAAATAAACATATGGAAAGAGATGGCTATTATTCAAGGTATATATTATCCCCCCTATATGTGGGAAATAATAAATATCCCATCAAACCCAGGCGATGCTCCCTTGGCAATAGGGTGTAACAAAACATTGAGGGCCGCCAAACGCGCCTCGCTGAAGGCGGCCAAAGGAAAGGAGGAATAGGGGATGGGGAGCCTTTATGAGCGCTTTCATTCAGGGGAAGAAGTAGAATGGCATCCAGAGGCGTTCTCGCAAGGAATGGAAGCATGTATGCGAGGCTTTTCCTATAGTGATAGAGGCTGTAATCCATATACAGAAAACCGTGAAGGTTGGATGTATAAATCGTTTGTTGCTGGATGGACAGATGCGGATATGTGTCGTAATGAATGGGATAAGAAAGGAGACCCACAATGAAAAAGCTACTCATCGCAGTTTTGTTCCTCGCGCTCATGCCGGTTGCGGCGTCGGCGGCAGACATTGGGATGGTTATATGGGATGCCAGCCCTGAGCCGGAAGTCGTCGGCTATCTCGTTGAATATTCCATAGACAGCGGAGCCACATGGAAATTACTGAATGTCACCGACAAAACATATATCGTAATGCCCAACGCTCCGAATGGGACGATTGCTCGCGTGAAAGCCGTCACCGACATCGGCTATGAATCTGTATGGAGTCCGCCATGCGATGCCAGAGTTATCACTATTCCCGCTCCGGTCAATAAGCCGTGGTGGAAACGCTGGCTTGGACTATAACATTTCGGGAAGTGGGGCCAAATGAGGGAGCCGAAACCATCCGTTCAGCGGCTCGGCCCCACACGCCCGTAGGAGGATGATATATATGAAAGTAGAGCTTGAAGTGCTCTGCGACACAATTCTCCACATAGGGGAAGTGCAAGAAGCTCTTGAGGTAATCGCAGGCGAACTGCGTCAACGCGGACTCGCGCATGACCGAACAAAGCTGCAGGAGCTTGAGTTTGATACTTTCGTTGAAACAAGACCAAAATTCAGAAAAGCCAATTACGGAACACCAGAATATCAGGAGTGTGTTGAACTCGCAAGGCCAGCCGTTGACCACCATTACCAAAACAACCGTCACCATACGGGGTTTCACGAAAACGGAGTAAATGATATGAATCTAATTGACGTTATTGAAATGGTCTGTGACTGGAAGGCCGCCGCGAGGAGAAGCCCCGACAAGACATTAGAGGATACCCTTGAGTATGCCTTCAAGAAATACCAGATAGGCGAACAACTTGCGGGTATCATCAAGCAGACACTCCGCGCCCTCGGTTGGCGCAAGGAGCAATCCGATGCCTGATTATGAATGCGCATGTATTGATGTAGACGTTGACGGTTCGCCGGGCTTTCATTCCGCAACAATGAGGATTGCCCGGAAACAACATAAGTGTTGCGAGTGTGGGCGCGTCATCGAGCCAAGAGAAAAATATGAATACGTTACAGGCAAGTGGGCGCGAGAAAGAAGCGTATATAAGACCTGCCCGGATTGTCTGTCAGTACGCGAAGCCTTCATGTGCGGCTCATATTATTACACGCAAGTATGGGAGTATGTGAACGAACACTTGGTGGAGATGGGCGGTAAAATTGCGTCTGACTGCCTTCTCAGCCTAACCAAACGAGCGCGGGAACTAGCCTGCGACATGATACAGGAGATATGGGACGAAGACGATTGGGAAAAGGAGGGGTATCCCGATGCCTGAGACAGAAACAGTCGAGACCATAGCCGCCGAGATTCTGGAGCGGTGGGGATGGAAGTTTGGCTACTGGAATTTACATATTGGTGGGTATGCATATTATATGAACAAACAACTCCACCAAATACGATGCTCAGAAAAACATGATAAACCCCTCGATGCCGCCCGTGCCGCCCGCGAATTCTGGCAGGAGCAGGAGCGGGAGAATCCGTTGCTGAAAGAGGCCGTGGAGATAATCCGCGAATATAGGGCGCATCAACCATACCCAAAATACTGTGCAGAAAAACTGGACATCCAAGCCAACGCCTTCCTTGCGCGGATTAAGGAGGGCTAGATGAAAGGCCATAAAACGCTTGTCGCTCAAGGTCCTGACTGGGAACTTCTCAATGATGACAGAGATAATGAAGGACTATGGTTTAAAGACGAATCTGGCAACCTTACATTCTTAATATGGGATGAAATTGAAGTGATATATCGGGCGGCTCAGAAAACCAAGGAGCGGAAATGAAAACACACGATTTGAAGTGCTGGCCGATATATTTTCGGCCCATGCGAAGCGGCAATAAAACATTTGAAGTCCGCAAGAATGATAGAGGCTATCAACCGGGCGACCTCCTGGTCTTGCATGAGTGGGACCAGGCGACGCAAAGATATTCGGGAAATCGGATAATTGCCGGTCCTGTGACATTTATAGGGTATGACCTGCCCGGCCTGCAAAATGGTTATGTCGCGATGTGCTTTGCGGAACTTCGATTCCTTGATGCGTGAATATTACATAATGAAGGATGGTAATATCGGCACTTATTATTCTTCTCTGCCAGTTTTAATATGCCAGCTTTTGAAACCAATCCACGCACCCGGTGAAACTGGCACAGGCAGAACACCAGATATGTCAGCGCTACCAGTAATTGCATATTCTGTGTAATCAATCTCAATTTTTCTATTATAGACACCTTCTGACTCAATCATTTTTCTAAGTTCAAAAACTGGACTAGTTCGCTTAGATGTCACCGTCTTAATAATTGTACCGTCGGACCGACTTTCAGTTACTGTAGTCGTCGCGCATCCGCAAAGTACGATAATAAAAAGTATGACAATATAAAATAAAAATGGGTCTTTCTTTTTCATACAGTATACACCTTTTCCTTTCTTCTATTAGCAGGATTAGCCGCGTAACCAGCCCCAAGACGCACACCAAGATACCAATACTCAGCCCTAAATAATCCCCACCATCGTAAGGGAACTCGATACCATTTAGCATGAATATGTCTGACGTCCTCCTTTATCATCCTGCGAAGCTCCATATCAGCAAGCCGTCTATACATATCACGTTGTTTTGAAGTATAACCCGCATGTCCCTCACGGATTGCTTGATACCATCCGTCATGACACAAAGGACCTCTAATAACAGTCTTCGTATCTATTGTAGGTCCAGAGGCCCCATCATAGGCATACCCCTTTTTAAAATGTAAAAGACTTCCAACCGATGCCCTAATAATTGAAAACCAACTCATCTCAACCTTATCCACACCATTAGGAAGACTTATAGTACTGGCGATAAAAACATCTCTAGTGAGTTGGCGCTTGTAACCGTCACGAAATCTTATGATTGGCATCTACCTTACCTCCCAAGCCTAGACTTTGTTAAATACCTCGTGTCAAAATGTCCAAAATCTTGCACTTCATTAACATACGTGTAACCATATGGAGAATATACTACAGTAAGTCTATCATACACCTGTTTCTTTAACGCAATATCGTTGGTCAACGGTCGCAAATCTAAAGCATCCACCAGATGCCTAGAACTATCGTGGTCATCCCTGATACACCCCCGCTCAAAGTCACTACAATCGTTATAGAGCCTGTTATATGCGATAAGTGCATGAATATTCCTATTATAGTCAGGACAGCGATGTCCGCTCATTACGGCGATAGGAACGCTAAACTCGATACGCACCTGAACCAGCGGCCTGAATACCCAAGGAAGTATCAGCGTTGTTCCGTGACAGTAAGGACAGCCATCCGGAAAATAACGAAGATTCCTGTACCGACCGCCGCATTGAAACTCATCAAGACAAAATGGGGTGTCCTCAAGTTGTATTCTGTTCATAAAACAATGGTCCCCCATGTTGGATTATTAACATAAACTTTTAATTCTGAAATAGTAACAGCAAATACACTTGTTATACTCTTATAAGCAAATACTTGAAGAGTATCGCCACCAATCCACCCACTAATATCTTCTGTATAAGTTACAGTATTATCGTCACCAAATCCAGGTTTAAGTGAACGTGTTGTGCCAATAGGAACACCATTACGATAAATTCTACCATATGCGGTTTGCCCACTAAAATTATTTTCCATAGTGAAAGCAATTCGTAATATGCCTTTTGCAGAATCACCAAGTGTTGTCTCCTTAACTTTCACCCAACTTAAACTATTAGTTGTCTTTTCAGCGTCATTCTCATGAACCAAAATATCACCAGCGACCTGATTTGGAAATAACGCAAATGACAATTTGGCGGGTGTCACAGCACCATCGGAAATCTTTGTCGTGGTTACAGCATTTGCAGCGAGCTTCGCAGCAGTGACACAAAGATCAACTAGTTTTCCTGTGGTAATTGCTAAATCCATAATTGATGCCGTAGCAACAATCGAGTTTGCCAATGCACCAGTGGCTAAATTAAGTAAGGAAAGCCAAGCCGAATCGGCAAGGTTCCTCACTTTCATAAGGCTGTTCGTCGTGTCTGCCCACCACTGTGCCGGAACTGGGCTTGGAGGTGCATTCGCACCAGAGGAGTTGGACCTTAGACACTCTAAATTATTTTCCATATTTTGCAAATCAGTTTGACCAACATGACTTGGGTCAAAACTATCTGATGTATATCCTTGTACCATGTTATTACCCCTTATCTATTGACAAAGTTTCAGTTCAAAGTTCTCAACCAGCGCCGTTATTGGGTCGCTTGGGTCGGTTATAGTTATCTCAACCTGAAAGTATCTTCCAGTGATAATAGCAGACAGTATCTCCATCATCTTAATCTCATTGGTCGGTGGACTTGTATCGCCATATTTTAAGGTGATAGATATTCTACCCGCCTCAACCATTTCGAATATCTCATACCACGTCCTTGTGCCGATACCAATATCGTCCCAGGTGTTCGCCACGACAGAGTTATCTGGTATAACATCATCCCACGTGTTTCCTACGCCAAGGACGAGAATATCAGCTAGCACATAGGCGAGGAAACGCTCTGACGAACCGTTATCATATATCTGTGATAAATAGGTACCAGATAAACCGCCGCTCCCGTGACTGCATTTTAGATAATCCTCTGCAAGATAGCTTGTCTGCTCTGTATTGTCATGTGCATCCCCGCTCTCGTCATAGTCACATGCAAAGGTTTCTTGCACAGCCCAACCATCAGGTGGGTCGATAAGAGTAACCGTGGCAGAACGTGGTGTCGCGCCGTATCGACCGTTCGTGGACAGTGTGTTAACCCAAAATGTATGGGTGCCAGGTTTCACCCCGGTAAGATTTAAATTAGGAGCCCTGAGCGCCCCTAAGAACAATGCTCCAGCCCACGTCGGGCCTACTCTGAATTCGTACACCTCAATGTCAGGGTCACCGACCTTTGCCGAATATAAAGTTATAGTGTTTGGGCCAACCACCGCATTCAATTCTACACAAGACGCCGGCACATCCGTGTATCCAGTTACCACGTGACGTATGCTGTAGCCATCCTCAAGAGCCTGTTTAACACCGTGAATGGATACCGTTCTGAGCATAACCCAATACTCTTCATCCTCTTCCACATTTTCTATACTGAAGTCTGATGCGGCATTAAATTGATGCTCATAAATATTAATGCTTGATTCCTCACCTCTACGCACCCATACTTCCACATGACTGAACCATGGATAATCCGTAGGTTCATCAAAGGCTATCATTATACGCGTGAAGTTACGCAGTCGATAGAAATACGATTCTTCCGTAACCCTAACATTAGAAACCTGCGGCGGTGCTTCCGAAGGGTCTGGAAGGTTACACTCGTACGTATCTTCTATAGTGACATCATAATCATCGTCATACAATTCTATATTCTCATAGGTCATCGTCAATTCTATAAGCCCATCTGGTCGTATCCCTGCATTCTGCACGCGCATCAACTGTGAAGACAACCCATAGGTTTCGTTTGTTAATGATAATAGGTCACACGGCTCCAGTCGAATAGCATTATCCCTGAACGTTCCAGACACTGTTCTATCTAACCTTGCTCGCTCAAGTATGTACACTCCCATATCACTGGCCTGCTGCCTATCAGTACATCCATCCAACGTAATATCTTTTATAACACCGGAAACATCACCAACCATAATATGGTCTTCAATATACCCCTTTTCTTCATCAATAAATGAAACCCTAAGACCATCTGGAACATCAAACTGACCTGGTTCAACAATCGCAAGTTCGCAGGTTCCATCGGCATTCTGCAATAAATCGTCATCCGTTAGTACCTCCGACACGGTCTCGTAGTTAAGGTCGGCGTATCTCAAATAAAATTTACCAGCGTACCACACCAGCTGGCCTCTGAACAGCATACAAATCCTATCAAGAACATCATGCCCGGCCATATCGCGGTCAATCCGTATATTTATAGCCCACCCCTTCTGTTCACAATAGGTTGCCGCCGCACCCCATGATGTTAAATCAAATTTTATGCTATCAAATCCATATCCATACCTAGTGGAAGTTAAAAAATCGTACAGAGCAAGAACCGGATTATTGCTCCACTCAGTAGTATTGTCTCTAAAGTCGAACAGCTTCTTGCCTTTTAGTTCTATAGTTCTTTGAGGAAGATTCTGAAACTTATCATAGTCATAAATCAACTTCCATACCATATAGCATGTATGTTGCATATTGTTATTAAATTTAGATATGGCTGCATTTAAATTAGTATCATACGTTTGGTCATGCGAACCACTATGAAACCAATATTGAACATTGCTGCCATATTCATATTCTAACTTATCCCCAAGCCAGACTTGGTCGTATTCGGTACTATCGCCTGGTTCATCCCCAGGTTCTTGTTCAGCCGCAATCCCATCACATTCACCTTCAGCAAGAGTTTGCACAATCCACAGATGTTTATTTTGAGAACCCGTCGCTTCCATAAAAACATCGTTACCTCCCACTCTAAGTTTGCCGTATATTATCGGTAGCTTTACACTAGGGTCTCTAGTATTCGCCCTGAGTCCACTGGTGCGTTCTGCCTCTGGCGCATCTGTTAGTAATCGCATTATGGCACCTGCTACAGACGATACGATAAATGAAATTACAACGTATGTTAAAAATTCACCTACTCCACCCATATGTCCACCCTTTTAGAATCTTGTAGAAACGTATCGGCAACGATATCACACCTCTGGATTCTGACACCAATAAAGCATTTCCATTACCACCATTTATGGCCAAAAAGAAACCTTCCGATGTTCCTTTCAATTTAATTAATAATATATCACCCGGTACAACCTTACCGGCTGGAATCTGTTTCAGCATGACGTCTAAACATCCAACCATAACCTCACGCGCTCGATTCGGGTTATCAAGATATAAATCTCCATATGATTGTAAGGTATATCCGTTGTACTCTTCTGGAAGCTGAAAGCCTCGCTGTCTAAGATAATCTATTACCAGCATGAAACAGTCCATACAACCAAGTTCAAACGGCTTACCCAAAACCAATGCGCTCATCTTGGCAAGGTTAAAACCCGCATTTACTTTAATTTTTCTGGTATCCTGCCCCACCATATCTCCTTATCAACTATGCTTGGCAACCAGGGAAATCCGCCAAAGTGTGCTTCGTTCCCCAACGCTTGACATCTGGCGAGCGTCCTATCGCACCATGCCTCTCCACCCACATATCTACATTCTACACCCTTAAATTTTTTCCACCTACAGCTTGACGAATGTGTAGACAAAGTTCTTTGCGCCCATTGCGACAATATATTTGTCACTGATATGTTCAACTTACTTTCAGATATACTCCAGCTATCCAATAGGCCCTCAAACAAAATCACTTCTGCCGGAGTAGTCAGCTTAAAGCTGGTAGACACCGTAGGTGTCACAGTTGCCGAACTTTGCTTATTCACAGTACCCATTTATTTATGTTCCAAATGTAACATCCACTTCAAGAATCCATGTGTCTGCATTTGTTTTCGTCCCCAAATCCTCAACAACCCGAAGTAGCATTGTACCACTACCCTCATCATCACTATTGAATACACCCCACTCCTGCCAATGGAAGTTTGCTTCATCTTGGTCAAATGAGACCCTAAATCTAATCTTATCTGTACTACCGTCATCATCAGGGTTTCTTAATGGATAACCATTATCGACAGATTTGCGTAATGACTCACCGGCACTATTTGCTTCGGCTTCAAGCTCGATTTGGTCAGTGGCAAACTCTGTATTATCATCACCCACTCCGAGTGCCGCGTAAACCTCGTTAAACAAATCAATACCACCGTCACCACATATTGCAGAAGCAACCGCTATCGCACCAGCATCAGTTAGGGCCATCTTCAAACTCCTCCAATTTTGCTTTAACGTTTACAATTTCGTAAGGTTCAGTCTCACCATCACGAAATTTTAATATCCTTATATCAACCATAGGTGGCCCCAAATAAACTTTCAGTTTAGTTTTATCATCGTTTTTATTTGTCATTGAGCTATATATCTTTCTGTTCTAAAATTTTTAGCGCCTCATTCTGTATTTTGAGAACATGTTCCATTTTGCCAAGCGTTTTTGATATAGTTATAGCTGCTGTAACCATTATGATTGCAACCGTCAAGATAATACCAGTCCATGCAATTACTGACTTACGGGTTTGTGCTTTACCATTCATGTATCCTTCAACGCGAGACATTGAACTATCTATCTTGGTTAAGCATCGACCATGGTCACCTAATGTAAGTTTAATTGTCTTAAACTCTTCGATACCATGCTCTAAGTTATTTGCGTTGGTAATTACCTGTTTTATTATTTCCTCATGTGCCGAACACTTGCCAAGTCCTGTTCCTTCCACATCAAACTTTTGCAGCCCCATCGCTCACCTTCCTTCCTTATTCTATTTCCACTATGTGCTGGCCCTTACATGGTAGTCCCAAATAATCTTGGCATGAGTCTGTTTCGTGACACCATAAGCCGGTTACCTCTGGATATTGAGTCCACAACCAGAAATAACCATCTTTTGAAATATGCCAAGGGTCTGTTCCAATCGGAAAGTGCTCCCATGCGTAGAGCATATCCTCTAATGACACCATAATAATTTCAGCACCAGGAAATTTGATTGCGGCCATGGTGAGAATCTCGACTCGAATAGCAACAAAGTCAGAAACCTCATAACCCTCTCGAATGATAAGGTCGCCTATCCCACCGATGATGACGACCTGTTTATAGGTATCACTGCGTTGCTTCTCAATCATATCAAGAAGCTCAACATGCGTTATTGCACCCGAATAATGAATTTCATGTGGAAGCCATGCCTCAAACTTCACCGCCCATAATCCATATGAATCACAAAAGACTATTGTTTTTTCTGAATTGTCCCTAAACTCAGGGATAGATGCTTGCGGAGGTATAGCCTGCATCTTATCTAGAACCTCCTTGCAAGACATGGTTGTTAACAACATACACAGTGCCACAACAAATACGACTAAGATTTGAATACGCCATTTTGTTTTCATTTTACTATCTCCTATGTTTGTATCATATACTAAGGAAACACAACGACAATAGGTTGCGAATATGTTCTATATGTTAATGTTAACTGAACCCGTTGTGCTGTATTTGCAGCATACTCAGAACTACGCCACTGAGAAAGATGATTGGTTGCATAATCATTCGGCACAACTATAAATTCAATATCAGTGTGCCCTTCAATTATCCTCCGATTGAATGCAGCGACTCCAGCAGCATTTAAAGTCATAGTCTTTACCCCGGTAGAAGCCATACTTACTGTCCCTAAAACAGTATTCGTATAGTCAGTCCCGGCCACTGCAAAACCTGCACCACCAGCCCACTCCTGAACACTATTATATGTATGGTCGTTATGGCAAGAAGAATTTGCTTGCGCCGCACCATCTGCTGTCCCCTCAGGCCAATCATTGTTTGCGTCTTTAAACTCATAAAGAGATGCCGTGATACTCGCAGTCTCATTATGAACAACAAATTCAATTGAAGCCGATTGAACTTCAGAACCTGATGGTATAACCCCTGTCCATGAAAACCGTATAATGGACTTCATGTCCGCATTTAAAAAGTCTCCTATACTACCTACTTGGCTACCGCCATTATTGTTCGCGCTTGAGGCACCAGTTACAACCCAGTTATCTTCACAACTACCACTGTTAGCAGGGCGCTCGCCAATAGTAACGGTGGTATCAGAAAGTGCCACCTGTCCAATTGATAAAAGAACAAACATCGCTATAAAAATGATATTCATAAATTTGTTTATCACGATAATACCCCCACTATACAAATGGTTATGCTATCAGGGTCGTCGGCCGCATCATTATCAAACGCAATAGAATGCCCATCCTCTATCACGGTATGATCTATTCCTGATGTTCTATCATCATAGTAACAATCTGTTCCATTTGTTGCGATGGTAATAGCCTCAATTGTGGTTATATCTGTAAAATCATGCGGGTCATTCATTTCTTTCAGAGTGAATGCAGTATTATCAGTATCACTTACTGAATAGATGCTTGATATTGTGAAAGTGTACCCAGTTTCATTCCTAAACAGAATAAAATTATCAGCTTCAGCTAGATATAGTGGTTTTGGTAAAGAAATTGTAATGGGGGCGGCATCGCCTATTTTAACAAGGTCCGCCCCAACAATTGTTTCAAGCCCACCTTCAGAATTTATATCGGCATCTTTAATAAAATCAATACCAACTATAGCTTCAAGCTCGCCTTCGGAATTAATATCCTCCTCAGCAAGACCGCCACCAGCACTTAAATCTGCCCACGAACCAGCATCATTAACTTCAAGGTCACCTGTAGCATAACGCATACCACGAGCATCATTGCTCGTTGGGTCATCCTCTGCCCCAAATAAAACCGCAACATAGGTACCATCATTAATAAAATGTAAATCTGTTGTGCCATCACGATTAAGGTCAACGCTGGTCGCCCCGCTCCAATATGCCGCAAATGCAACACCCACAACCAACGTTAAAATGAGTGTAACAGACAATGCAACATATTTAAATACCCAAAGAATATTCTTAACCCATTTCATAACTTTAATTCTCCTATTCATATTATAAACCATACAACCCACATTAGAACTCAAATATTGGGCGCACCGCATCCCTATTTGTATCCCAATACTGTAATATTCCATCACCATTGGATTGCTCGTCAACAATAAAATAGTGCTTATCTGTTGCGCCAAAATATATTTTACCGTCGGCACCTATACGTAAACTTGGCACGCGAGTCTCATTTGGTATAATAAACGGGTCATCTGAAAGGTCAGGATGCCCTGTGTGCGGTGCTGTAGCATCAATATGGTCTGCAATCTCTTTTATTGTTTTTGATTCAGTACCGTTTGACAATATACCAGTTATAAAGGCGGTTGCCCAACGATACGCGATACTCCCGATACTGCCTTCGTCATCAGCCCTGGGTTCTATTGATTTTGTAGCCATCTATGCTCTCCTCACTTTGGCATCAACCCGCCCGTGACAGGATTTACCTCCCAAAAATCATCACTAGCACTTCCAGCGATAGGCATTATTCCTCCGGACACCTCGTTATACTCCCAAAACCCCAACTCACCAAGAATCAACTGAATAATGGGTTTAATACCATTCCCATCTGAAGACGATTCCCAAAAGCTGGTCGCGGTGGATTCCGTCACATCCACGGTGATAATATTATTATTTGCATCCATCAATACAAGGCTGAGCTTGACATCGGCACCACGCGGCGTCCCTCCTACGAACATCGGCGTGAACAGTCTGTCTATATTGTCAAGCGTTATCGTACAATCATCAACGATTCGTTCGTTTGAGTATCTGATATTATCCACCTCAAACGCTCGCGGAGTGTATCTGTTGCCATGCAGAACTATTGCGATATCGCAATCGGTATATCTGTAATGCACATTGTCCAACGTAATGTCTAATAACCTAAACAGTTTAAGCTCTTCCGACTGCAATTCGGTTATAACAGAATTTACCAGAGGTTTCATTGATTCAACAATCCTCTCAGCTCTACACCGCATGAAACGAGCATGTCTCTGAATATCGAAAGGCTGAGTACATCATCCGCGAACACCGACCGAATCTTAAGTGTCCCTGTAAAGTCGATGGTTATTATAGCACCATCACTCGGTGCCACCATACCAGAATCGTTGAACTCCAATCGGTCCGCTCCATCCGCACCAGTTCCAGCATCAATGTTATAATTAGTTCCATCCGTCTGTTCGACACCATCGATATAGACCGTCTGAGCGAGCGAATTCTTACACGGTAAATTAAATACCTCAGTATCACCGTCTCCAGCACCGACATATTCTCCTGCGTATGACGGATAGGACAGCTCCGGTTCTGGCATAAAAAAGTTGAAAGATTCGTAACTACCGGAGCGAGCTATGAAAAATTCCCAAAGAGTTTCGGCATACGCCTTGGTAATATAATTATATTTTACGGTGATATCGCGCCTCGGATATATAAACTTCCGCTTTCTGCTCTCAACAGATTCTGTGTTGAACTGCGTCCGCAAGGTGTTGAATTGTATCCGCACATCAACAGTCGGGAATAAGGGAATCTCTGTGTACTCAGGAAATTTAGCCATCTATCTGGTGCTCCTTATAACTGACCTTAATGAAGCATTCCCTCCGCGAAGCTCTCTAACGAACGGGCCGAGTACCGCATTTGGATTACGACTACACAAATCTTGGAAACTCTTCGCGTCAACAGCATGTATATGCAACACTATCGGGCGATTATCATTACTGGATGCCTGACTTGCTTCAACACCTAAGTTACCACTTGGCATTCTGGTCAACGGCATAACCGCCTCTGGTCCAGCTTCGCCCATCAATCCAGCACCACTAGCCATAGGAAATATAGTAGGCTGCGTAACGACATTACCGCCACTGAATGCCGCACCAGAACCAAAGCCGGGCAACCCAGTCAACGTAAATTGGTCGGGGGATATGGTATCCCATGCCAATCCAGTATCAACCAAAGTGGTTGTTGGAAATAAATTACCAGTTATGACTCCAGTTATACCACTAACCAATGCACCTATCAAGCCACCTAGCGGACTGCTACCGCCGCCCGCGCCGCCTATCAAAAACTCCTTCATCATCTGACCCATCACGTCGGTGAACGCCCTCAGCATTGAATCCAAAAGTGCAAGCCATATCTCCAAGAAACTATCCATATCACCCTTAAAAGTCACGAACAGCATATCACTAAAGGTCTGCTCTATCGCGTTAGAAGTGCGCTCACTAAGCAGGACCATACGCTCATTGGATTCCAGCATCCTTTGCTCAAACATTTCCATAATCTGTGTTCGTATCAGAAAGTAATCTTCATGACCTTTCAACAACGCGTCAAGTTGAGCCATTTCGCGCGTGTAATCTCTCCTGGCCAGTTGTTCCTTAGTGAAGAACATGTCTTCGTACTTATTTGTGATACCGTCTATAAAGTTTTCCTGCTTTGCTAGCTCCTTGTCTTCTAATACACCATGTTTTCCTTCTCTAGCCTCTGCCAGCAGTATCAATGCCTCACGTAATCTGTCCGCATCTTCTATTTGAGCCATGTATTTTGCTTTTGTCTCTTTGTACCAAAGGTCAATCTTCTGCGCATCATTCAGAAAGAGGCTATTATGAATATCTACAATGCTATTATACAGCTTTTCTTCTAGCTCCAACCTATTATCTGCGTACTCCTGGTCCTTATCCTCGCGAACATCCTGCAAGTGCATTATTAGCCTGTTAGCCTCTTCGCTTTCACCGTACAACGCACGAACATTCTTAACAGCCTGTTCGTATTCATATTGATTGATGGCAATCTTGCTCTGCGTCGTACTAATATACTTCGCCATGATACTATCGTAAAGGGCTTCCTGGCGCTTTGCGTGCTTAGCCTCTACAATATCCTTCTTTGCTATCGCCCTTAATGTTACCGTTACCTCTGCATCCTTATGCCCTTTATACAGGTCCATCAGAAAATCATACTCGTTTTTTATCAACTGTTTCTGCTCTTCAAATTCATCAAGGCCAGCCGCCTTTATCTGAAGCTCCGGAAGCTCCTTTTGCATCTTCTCCAACCCGTGCGAAAGTTCATCGGTAAGAACAATTCCGACGCCTTCTGCATTTTCACTAATTGAACGGAACATTTCATCAATCATTGCCAGCTGAATATCAACATCATTAAGGCTCTCCGTCCATCCCTCAAATGGGCTTGGTACATCTCCTGGTTTGTGCATGTTTGTAAAGATTTTATCAAGTGTTATCACAAGGCTTTCGGCACCTTCATTCCATCCCGCAAACGGGTCTGGAAGCTCTGAGGGAAGGTCAAGAACTTGTGTTTTAAGGTCTTTGGTTGCCACATACAAATTCCCTGAAATATAATCAATCGTGTCTGATATTTCATAAGCTATTTGGTTACCAATTTGACGACCTATATCGGCACCTATTTTATTAGGAATTCCGCCTGTTATACGCCATAACTTAGCGACAATATCTAAAGTGGATATAATAAGCGTCGCGGCGTCCATATAGAACTCATGCGGCAACATCCGCTCCATATCTTCCATAGTGAGTGCAACCTTCCACTCGCGAAATTTATTTAAGGTATTGTCCAACGAATCATTGATATCCGTGAGCCAGTCCTTTATGATGCCAGAAGGAGTCATACCGAACAGTATCTCATACCGCTCGATAAGAGAACCGAGCCTGTCCCACTGAGCGGATATCGTGTCCGTCTGTTTCTCAAAGGCTGTGTCAAGAGAACCGGAAGACCGTACCAACTCCTTATATATCCGGTCTAGGTCATCCGCCTGCTTCCCTTGTAACGCCATAACACCTACGAGCGCACGGACGTTCTCAAAGAACGTTGCCGTCGCCTCTTGACTTCCCTGCGATGCTTTGGCAAGGTCCGCGAGCGCCCCGGCCAGCCCTTTGCTCTTTATCGCGGCGACGGAAAGGTCGGCTCCAAGTTCTGTAGCCAGCTTCTGTGCCTGCTTCGTTGGACTAAGGAACTGAACGAGCGTTCCTCGAAGCGAAGTCACCGCTTCGTCTGCCGACAGACCTCCAAGGGTAAGCGCGGCTATAACAGCAGATAGTTCTTCGATGGAAATATCCAACGCCGCGGCGATAGGTATAACACGCCCGAACGAACCAGCAATCTGGTCACCAGTCAGTTTACCAAGTTCCACCGTTCTGAACAGAACATCATACACCCTATTGAGGTCCTCAAGTTCCATCCCGTAGGCATTAACGACGGTCGTACCAACGTCCATAGCGGTATACTGGGAAGTAAGAGCCGCCGTAGCGAACTTCGCGGCAAGAGCTGTCGCCTCAACAGCGTCCTCCGCTGCTATATTCGCGCTGAGTGCCTGATACATGCCCTTAGAAAGTTCGGTGGCCTTGCCTAGCAGGGGATTTATCCCTAGAAGCTCCTCTCTCAGGCTCTGCATCCGCCTGTCGCTAACGTGAAGTATCGTCGTAACGTTAGCCCATTCCTTCTCGAATGCAGCCGTCGTCTTAAGGACTTTCTTAAATTCGGCGATGAATGCGGTCGCCCCTCCCAGTGCCACGGTAAAGGGGTTAATCATCATACCAATCATAAGCCCCTGCATCTCCGTGGACATCTTTATACCAGACTGGAGCCCTTTAGTAAACCCTTCGGTGGCCTTCGTCATATTGAAGAAGCCACGGATGGACGTCTGCGATAGGTTAGCAAGATTTGACTTAAGCTTGGCAGTCTCGGTACGAGCCTGCGATGTGTCAAGTCCCCACGTCGCCATCATCGAACCGACATTCGTACTCATAGGCGCTTCCTGCCTTTTCCTTCTTGATTACCATTCTGTATTCTGGCTACGGCCATCATAAGCCTTTTCATTTCATCTACCGATTGCGGTTCTTTCCTTGTGTTCCTTGGCACCGTTCGAGTCGTTCCTTCTCTTGTGGACAGAACCTGTAGACCTTCGCGCTCTTCCCTTTCAAGTTCACCCTTAAAAACATAGTAAGCCATCCATTCTGATAGTTGAGCAGACGTTAAATCATTAAGCAACACATCAGGATGTACTATTCCGAGCCTTTCGCAGAGTTCGAAATAGAAGCGGCGACTTGGCCGCCTTCTGAGTTTTTTATTAAATCCTCCCTGTCTTCTGACCTTATCTTGCTCAGCTTCTGCGCAACGGAGGCAATCTTATTCAGCTTAGACCCAAGCATATTACCGCTCAGCGTTTCGTAGTCATCTGGGTCCAGAATAAGATTCCCGTTCTCGTCACATATGGTATTCACCGCCAACTTCGCTCTGAAGTCATCTAAAGAACGTTCATACGATACGATATTTCCTTTAGAATCTTTTACCTCCTTCGCAAGCACAGAATTTTCAAAACGGTCTCGCTCACGACCTGTCATCTCACGAACGTAGATAAATTCACCTTTACCCAGCGATACCTTTTCTATCGTTAGCTTTTCCTTCTTCAGGAGCTGTTCCCTTGTCATAATCACATCGTTACTCATTTTATCTCCTTCACATAGAGTTATATGCTCATGATTAGAGCATAAACAAACCATTCAATCGTTAACTTAGCCCGGACTCGGCCCACTACCAGAATTGACCGTGACCTGTCCACTCACTTTGATGGTAACGCTTGAACCAACCTTATCATCTGCCTTAGCAGAGAGCGGACACTCTGTAACAAGACCCTGGAACTCAAAAGTCGTGTTATCAGCATCTGGCAAACCTATTTCATAGTTCTGCAAGTCGTCCGACTCAAAGTCTGTCATCATCGTTTCATAACCGTTTCTTGTGAAGTTCATATCCAGCGTAACGGTACCGCCGTCTCTGAAGCTGGCTATAAACTCTCTGTATCCGCCGGTAGAATCCATGCTGGTGACATCAATCGTCTCCCTAGTCATTGTCGGGCCGCCGATATTTGTTATCTCTGCAATCCTATCCCACTGACCGGTTGACGAATTCCACCGCTTGAACGTTGTACCGACACCAGAAAAAGCATCAGACATACTCTTCTCACCTCCTTTGCATATCGATATTCCAAACAAAATGTACACGACCACGCTCATCGTGGTCTAGCATAGCGGGAGCGCCAGCCGACATTATTACTGAATAATAAGCACCATTCATGGTGATATGCCCATACCCGTGCAAAAAGTCTTTAATATCACGTATCATCGCCCACGCGCTCGCATATATCTTATTCCTGACAAGAATCTGAACAGATGGACGTTCATACTTCTCATCCTTATCGAACGTAAGGTCGTCAGGAAATCCAGGAGTGTCAAACACGGTGACGCAGTTGCTCGGCTCTGGAGGCTCCAGTCCAATAAAAAGATTGACTCCATATGTTAAGCTGAGGTCCACAATCCCTTCAATCATGTCTTTGATATCGACACTTGGAGAATTCATAATTAGTCAATCTCCTGCTTCATCTTAGACCGTACTGCTCTACCTGTTCCACCTAGTGCGTATCCAGCTTCTTTCATCCGAGCTTCTTTAATTATCAGAGCTAACATCTTCACCTGATTGCGCCGTATCGCCGCCTGAAAATATTTCGGACCAGCGCCCCTTCGCTTAAACTTGGCGTTCATCTTCTCGTGTATATAAAGGGCGTAGTAGGCGCCAAAACCAAATGATATAGCTTCCTGCGACATTGGAGCAGCTTCCATTATAGCCCTTGCCTCAGCTAAAGTCTGCGCATGTCCCTTAACGAGCCGTTCTATATCGACAGGCTCCTCGACCGTGCCGGCACCGGTCTTAACCGAGCGAGTCCTCTTAAACCTGGGAGAATTACCAGCTGGCGTACTCCCTCTCGAAGTGGTCACGAACCAGCTAGCTCTCAGATTACCGGTGTCTACCGGTATCTTGGGCGCTACCTTATCCATATCTTTACGCAGCATCGCTACCGCGCGGATAAGTCCAGACATCGTCCTGTTCTCGACCTGTCGTATTGCCTCATTCGTGTTGGCGATAACCTCGTCTAAACCTTCTACGCCCGTTTTAAAGCGCGGCGGACTCATAAGTACACCATCCTAAAGAAATCGTTCGTCTCAAGTGGGCCTGGTATCTTATCCGCACGTATAATCCTGTATGCGGTGCTGATGCTGATAGGGTCGTCCTCTTCATCAGAATCAAGGTCTTCGAGCGTTCCGAGGAACAATATCCCCCGTTTGTCAAGGTCTTGCGTGACTATAACCTTAGCCTTTGATACGACCTCTTGCCCCATTGCATTGGTTACAACTTCAGTAACGCCATACCATGCCACTGGTATTTCCTCCGGATTATCGTATGTGAACCCTCCAGACCCATCATCCGCTGGATTACCCCAATACACGGCAGTCTGCACTGCCAATAGTTCACAAAGGTCTTGCATTGCACCCATATCAATCGTACTCGAAGCTCGTTATCGCCCTGAGCGTCGGTCTCCTTTTCCCCAAAGCCGCCATCTTACCAGTAGAATCCAACATCAGCACGGTCTGACCATATGTCGTAGAACGAAGTTGCTGTCCAAAACTGTCCGAGAACCTAACCGACGGGGCCGGACCACCTCCGGCTTCCTTCAGCATCTTACTACGCTGAATCGTAGCAACGATAATATGAGCAGTCAGCCAGCACTCTATCTGCTCTTTAAGAGCGTCAGTTATCGTTGTGTCGCTACCTAGAACCTCTGTGACCAACTCATTAGCCGTCAGAATAAAAGAATCAACGGTGCCGGTAGCAACGCTTTCCGAAAGGATAGCATTCACCTCAGCAGCAGTCGTTCTAGCCATGCGCGTGCACCCCTTTCCTTGCCTTCCATAGTTTAGGGTCGACGAACTCTATGATTGCCTTCTCGTTCCATTCCAGTCCAAGCCATTCTACGACATCATATAACTGCCGGTAATCTCCGCGAACCATCCTATCCGGCCATATTACCTTACAGTTCAACCCATTCTCTATCATCTCCACAAATCTGTTACGATGCTGACGCTCCCACCACAACCATCCGTCAAATTCAGAGCTTACCTTCACCGCCCGCTGTATAAATGATTTCCTATATGCGGACATAAACGCAGTCTTGCAACAAGAATGGGCGATATCGCTTGGTTTTCTCCGAACTATTATCCACTTCGCATCAGGAAAAGAATGAAACCATATCGGCCACATTAAACACATCTTGGCACCCTTGTAAAACCAAGGGCCTTCCTTATACCCCTCATCCATAAACACCTTTTGAACCTTCTGTCTCCAATCAGACGGTATCGGAAGATTATGAATATCTGGTAATGGGTACTGCCCAAGTCTATCTACCCTAATAGATTCGAAATACGGCTTAACCAGCGTCTGGACCACTCGTACGTTTTCATACATACCCTTCCTGTTGTTACTATTCGCTCCGCGCATTACACCACCAAACGCATTACACCTAAATATAGAACCTGCAACAAGGCTAGTACCAGAACGAGCGGCACCGGTTATCAATATAGGTTCTTTCATTTCCAATTTTGTTTCACCCAATCCAACTCCTCCACTATTGCGTGAGGTCTCGGTCGTCCGTGAAAGCATATAACCCTCGCATTCTTAGGTAATTCATGCCTACAATTACGCTTATATGAATAAATACCAGCAAAATAATTTTGCAAGGACTTGTATTGAATACCCTTTAATTTTAATTTGCTATGAAAATATTCCTGGTCCCCCATCTTAAATCTAGACACCAAATCAGGGTCAAATTCATCGAATATAAAGTTACAGGTACCGTTGTCCCAAATCATTATTCCAGAAGCAAATAAGCCATTACTCCTGCTTTTCTTATTCCAAGGGGTAAGGGCAAAGAAATCAGAATTTAATCTTAATAAGTCATCAATATTACCCAATATTACAGTGTCCAAATCCAGGTACACAATATTATTAGAATCAAATATCCCCTCCCTAAATATCTCAACTTTACTCCACCATCCAGCTAAATTACGGTCTAATTGTACAATTCTAACCCCATCCAAACTTATATCCATATCAGTAAAACAGGTTAAATCATATGGAACAGTTATGTTTCTACTCAGGGCGTTCCTAAGATGTTCAACATACCTTATGTCATAATCCCCTCCAGATTTTAACACGCATACTACAGACGTGGAAATATTATTACGCTCAGGCAACTCCTCCGCCAAGTTTCTTATGGACACATACGCCTTATCATGAGGGTTTTCTACAACCTCAGAAGTCTGTGCTGTTTCATTATTGTCATAATAATTAGGCCCAGTGTATGGTTGGTCATTTATAACAGCAATAGCGCGGTCTGAAAATATCTCCCAATCAACCTTATCAGCAAATTCAGGAAAGTATGTTTTGTGTATAGTATCTGGCGGAAATGTATTATAGGCAAAATTCCGGTGTACGCCGTTGGTATAAAGATACCTATGGTATAGTAGGATAGTTTTCACTCCGAACACCCCAGACATAATAGTTATGCCAGAGTTCATACCGATTACTGCTTGGCTCCCCCTTATAAGCCCAAACACCTCCTCAAGAGCGGTTTTACCCCTCAAATCTACAGTGTTCTTTGGAAGCATCTTAGCTAGTTTGTCTAATTCTAAATCATCCTTATCCCACCTAGCCCCAATTAATACTGGTTTTAATCCAGTAGTACCAACTATTTTATTAACAGCACTAGCTATCTGTTTAATGCTTATGTCTTCCAACAGCAATTTACTAGTACCAACCAGCACCCAGTAAAGTAATAAATAATCGCCATATTGCAATATTGCCCTTTTTCTGTAATTTTCCTCATTCAAAGATATAAACCTAGGTAGATACCAGTTGCACTTCAAATCAGGGGCCTGTTCCTGTAATGACTTACCGGCCCTTAAATACCCATTCCAAGTTATGAAATAGTCGCACCCCTGTACGCTCTCAAATATAGAACGCCCCTGCTCCAAATATGCTTCTTTCCAAACCGGGTCTTTTTTGTTGAATTTTACTTCTCCTGTTGAATAAAGAAATGGAAACATCTCCAAGAACGGAAATGAACGGGCATGTGAATCGTATTTCTTGGCCCTTGGGGCGGCCACATACGCATCCACCGGCTCGGACAGTCCTTCCCGCTTCAAAAAGGATTCAGTCTTTATAAGAGTCCAATATACGTCCCCCACACCAGGAGGTAGTAAAAGACTTGGCCTATGCTGAGTAGGTTTACTCAGCTCAAATACAACCTTGGTGGGCTCCTTTTCTATAGTACCATTTACCAAAAATCCAATTCTCTTTACTAGTTTAACCAATTGCTCTGGCTTAAAATACCATATGTGCTCTATCCTCTTCCAATGACCTAAAGCATCAGGATGGAAAAATAAAGGCAATTCCATATAGCATCTTCCATTAGGTTGCAACACTCTAAATATCTCTTTTAAAAATCTTATTGGGTCTAACACATGCTCTACTACATCAGCGCATACTATAGTATCAAAATGCTCTGTTGGAAAATGTATGCTCTCAAATTTTTTGAAATATATGAATTCATTCTCAGGAGCATAATGATACCTAGTAAGTTCACATCCATATGCTTCTATTCCCTTATCCCTACAATATGCCACCAAAGCCCCACTACCGCATCCTATATCCAATACTCGTTTAGATAACGCCAATCCCAGCCTATTGAAAGTCTTTTGAGCATTGTTTGCATCATGCGAATAATTACCCGCAGTAAATGCTTTTTTAGATGGAGGATACTTTGTGGAGTACTGTAAATCATACTCAGCCTCGGTGGCAAATGGTAAATCTACCTGTCTGACCATACCACAAGTATTACACACCTCTATTGGTATAGAACAAGGCTCAGATTTACCAGCAGCACTGGTTACAAAACCATCATGAGCGTCTGAGCTGAAATTTAAACTCCCACAAACGCAGTTCATTAGCATACCTCCTCATACAACTCTTTCAACTCAGAAATCATACAAGGCCCATCAAACTGAGTTGCCGCCATATACATATCAATCACATCCATCGACGTCCTCGGTTCTAATACCGGAAATGAAAAGATACTATCCAGTATTCCAGTTATATTTGAGGTGTGGGTAGGCCCAGCATAGAACGGTTTTACGCTTCCTACAACAGCCTTTATAATCACATGGAACTTAAATTCACCGTCTGATATACGTTCTATCATATCAAGCTGATTCACCAAGGCGTCCATAGCATTCCAAATAAAATCATGGCGTTCAAAGAACAGCACAGATTTGAACCCCTCAAGTGACATCCCCATGGCCAATCCGGCCATCAGGTTCTCCGCCACAGGGGTTTCTAACTTCTGCTCGTTAGGAATATTTTCCAGTGTACTATATGCAGAACCATGCCGCACGTTATACCCCACAAATATATAGCCTTTAGCGGCAAGTATTGCCATAGCCTCTGTTACTGCCTGCTTGTATTTTCGTGGGGCAATAGACGGTGGGTCTAATGTAAATTTCCACTTCTTTGGCGCATCTAAGACAACAGCCTCCCGCTTAAATTTAAGCCACCCTCCAGAACCTGACCCGGCGTGAGGATATATTGGGGTATAATCATAGTGTAAAACACAATGGAATTGCCGCGCATATTCAGAAGCCCAATGCTTAATATTCCACCGTTCTATTCTGGTACTAGTAACAGAGCGATTGTTATCTTCTATTACAAACGTGCACGGTAATTCAAATCCGTCCACATACCTACACGCCTCATACAAGTGGCCTTCGTCAGAGGCCCCATCTCCAATAAAACACCACACGTGCCGGTCGCTCCCCTTTTTCTTCAAGGCCCATGCCACCCCAGCAGCAATTCCAGGAGTGCCCGCCAATATGGATGACGAATAGAAATTCAACTTCCTGTCAAATATAAACATACTCTTACCGGCATCCACAAATCGTTCCAGACGTTTTACACTACCCCCGGCAAGTAGGTAATGATAGTGCGACCTATGCGTTGAAAATACATAATCCCCCTTGGTAAAACTTTCAGTGAACAGTTTAATAAGCTCATCCTCATTACCGCCGGATAAGTGAGTTAAATATGGGTATTGTCCATCGTCATATTTGGCAGCCAATGTTTTTTCTATATCTATCAGTTGACGTTTGGTTAACATTATATTTCCTTACTATGAACTTCCTTCCATAACTTTGCCCCATTTATTGGAACTGTTCCTGATTCCCCGATAACCATGCCTGCGGCAATGTTTGCAATATCCGCAGCATCAATGATACTATACCCAGAACACATGCACGCAGCAACGACCGCTAGAACAGTATCCCCAGCCCCAGTTACGTCAAATACGGTCTTTGCTTTCGTATGTAAGTACTTCCCGCATTCGACACCATCGTCAGTTATTATCATCATACCATCAGGACCCATGGTGACGATAATGGCCCCTAACTTATATTTTTCCTTAGCTTCCAGAGCCAACTTTGCAACAGATTCATGATTTGGTGCCGTTTTCAACATGGCCCGTTCAAGTTCACGCACATTCGGTTTTATTACATCGCACCCACGTACCCCATCCCAGCAATGTCGCTTAGTATCAACAAATGATTTGACTCCCTTCTTTTTGGCCTCATTTATCAGCATTTGCAGGACGTCATCGTTCAGAAAACCTTTATTGTAATCTGATATAATAACAGCATTAGTTCCTTCCAGCACCTCATCTACATTAAGTTCCGCACTGCAATTCTCCCCCCACCGTTCATCATCAATCCTAAGTATGTGCTGGGAACCGGCCATCGCACGAGTTTTCGTAGTAGTGCGGCGGGTAACATCCATTACTATACGCCCATTCATCCTATCCTCAGAATTGATAATGCTCAGAATATCCATCCCAGAACGGTCTTCACCCACCACACCAAATAATTTTACCATACATCCAAGACCTATTATATTTGAAGCTACGTTACCAGCCCCGCCAAGCATCTTAGCGCGTACCCTCTCCAGCAATATAGGAACTGGAGCCTCTGGAGATATCCTGTTTACTTTACCATGAATGTACACATCAAGCATTACATCCCCCACCACCGATATTGTAATACCATTACTAACAACACTTGGTAAAGTCATTAAAAACGCTCCAATGTAATAGAGGTAACAGCCAATGAGTCATATTTTCTATTGTACAAGTCAAATACTGCATCAGCCACCGCTTCAGGACTAATCAGGTTATCCCAATCTTCCCGATGCCGGACCATATCAGTTTTCATAGCTCCAGGATAGATACTAAGCACCCGAATGCCGGCAGGACGGCCAACTTTATCCATTGCTTCAGAAAACCCACGCAGACCAAATTTCGTGGCACTATACACAGGTTCATTATACGATGAATTCAAACCAGCCACAGAGTTAATGTTAATTATGGCTCCATTTTTACTCTTTTCAAGATAGGGCCAAGCTATCTGAGTTATCATGATAGGAATCATGAAGTTCACCGAACTAATGACTATGATTTTTTCGCTAGGCATATCCTGCAAAGATTCATCGCTATATACCCCTGCATTATTTACCACCAAATCAACTCCGAACTCGTCAAGCGTCTCATGTATGTTAATAAGCGTAGCGGCCATCGTAAGGTCGCCCCCTATAACGCGCATAAATGGAACCACGCCATCAACATCGTCAGGAGGGTTTCCGCTCCTACAAGTGAGTATCAACCCAAAACCATCCCTAGCAAATCGTCTGGTCAGGGTCAAACCAAGCCCTCTGTTGGCACCAGTTATCAACACATTCATTTCTTATCCTCTATGGTTTCTTTGCATGCCATCTTTTTCTTTGTCGTTTACCCTACAATCTAATAGCACCTTACCTGCGTTAGGGCCGCGCGCAGTAAATATGGCCTTGTCAACATCCCCAAGACCGTAGGTGTGTGAAACCAGAAGTCCCGGGGTGTACTGACCACACTCATACATCGCAATATACCTTGGTATGGCCGCGTACGGTACAGTCAATCCTCCCTGACTGTCCATTATCGTTCTGCCTCGGTAGTCGTGATGGCCCATCTTTATAGATATCGGACGGTCGTGATGCGGCTGTCCGACAAGAATCATCCTTCCGTTTTTACCAAGCGCGTCAAACCCACTCTGGATTATCTCTTCACTTCCGGTGCAGTCTATGAACACATCTACCTCATAGGCTCTCATCGCATCTTCCATATCAGTTTCTTCAAGCGCAACATTCCACACTTGCGTGGCGCCGCACATACGGGCTCTACCAAGTTTGGCATCATGAATATCAAACGCTAGTATTTCGCCAGCACCAGCGACGGCGGCTCCCATAATAGTGCTGAGACCCACACCGCCGCACCCGGCGACGGCAACGGATTCTCCTAGCTCAAGCATCGCCTCGTTCTCTATGAGACCGAAACCAGTCGTAATTGCACATCCATATAGACAGGCAATATCTAATGGAAAGTTTTCTGGTATAGGAGTTAACCTGTTCTCCGAAACCACAGCCTCAGTACAAAATGTATGAACAGGACCACCACCAACCCTCTTATAATGAACAAACCCATCTATAGGTTCAACCTTAAAAGCATATCCGGCAGGTTCTGCTTCTATACCCAGACCTTTCCTCCAGTGCATTACTACATGGTCCCCCACCTTAATATTCCTGACCCCTGTGCCTACAGCCTTCACTATCCCAGACCCCTCATGCCCTAGGCAATGTGGCAGGTATTTATCAGGGCCTTTCGCCCCAGATATTTCACCTAATTGGGCTCCGCAAATGGCAGAATAATGAACGTCCACTAAAACTTGCCCTATCTTTAGGGGCGGAACTTCTAGCTCTCTAATTGCTAATGAGGCATTTAATTTTTCCAATATTGCAGCAATCATGTTAACCCCACCAAAGTAGTTTTTTATAGCCCAAACTCTTCAAGAAAGGTTTTAGTTTTTCCTCATTGGCTTTCAAATAATCCCATTCCTCTGGTATAAATCCACGCAGTACATTTGCGTCCTGAGCCAAATACGCAGCATTAGTCTCTTTGGCAACAGCCCCCACAGAATTTACCTTGGGCCAACCGGCAGAATACAATCTCAAATTTGGCTCAGGTTCCAATCCTACAAATTCCGTCATTTTAACCAAAGCTCTATACCTATTGGTATAAGATTGCCCTTTAAGTATATCTACAGGTAATATGAATATAGAGCGCCTAAGGACCAATTCTACCAGTGTTACAAATCCATTTACTATGTAAAAGTGCTTCAAATTTGGGTGCCTATTTCGCCGTGTTAATAAAGCCAATAGCGGGTCCCTAACAGGAATTATTGGAGGATATTCGGCAAACAATGAATCCAAAGCTTCACTTGACGTAAATTTGTCTGAATCCTCAGTGAATATTTGCTCACCATCCCCAAAATGGGTGTGCACCAATACCGTACCATTCCGTATAACCTCAACGTCCCGCAACTCACGAAACTCGTTTACAGTACAATTATTACGCAATATATTTAACACAAACCAAGTTCCTGTGTGTGGTATAGTAGCAACCAGTATTACTTTAATCAAAGCAAATCCTTTGCGTTAATTATGGGAAAATCAATAATCGAACTTCCAGGACTAGCATTCAAAATCTCTATACCCATTGCTTTGGCATCCTCAGCTATACATGGAAACCCACGAAGATGCCTTGAAAAGCCAGGAGGCTTACGATTACTTCCGTGCCCTCCATGCCAATGACTCACTTTGTTGTCGTCAAGTTGCATGTCAAATCCGAGAAGAAATATGCGCTTGGCCCCAAAGTGAACAGCAAGGTTGATGGCGGCGGCTCCGCTGTTACTATTCCACGACACCGCCTGTCTATTTGACGATATGCCCTGACGGTGTTTCTTATCCTTCTCGACATACTTTATCTTATCCTTTGCAAATGCGCCTTCCCTCGGAGCACACGATACTTTTAGACCAGGCCATTCGGCAAGCCGCTTTCTGTGTACAAGATACCATGCACTGTCCCCGAAGAAATCAACATCAATCCAATCACCAATCATATAGGCATTATTCACACCAACAACATGCTTATCATGAAGGCACTGCATATACTCCGAAAGGTGGTCCGGTGTAAGCTCTCCAGACATCACCTTAGCGACAATCCTCTCTGGAACATCAAATTGTCGCGCCATAGATGGCCCTCCACCTATTACCCAACAATCGGCATCAGGCCATATCTGTGGCACGTTCCATTTCATTAGGACATTTTCTCCAGAACTTCCGTCGCATCCGACTTATCAAGCGGTCGTGCGTTGAGCGCCTTTTTGGTCGTCGCATTTATCACGTCGAACTTTCCTGGTTTACCGGGATGCGGAACCACCGCATACGAAGCGGCGTTGGTCACCGGTGCTTCATGAGCGGCAACCGACGGTATTTCAGACAACGGCTTGATAACATCCAAAAACGTCACCGGTATCTCCGATGGTCGCGCCATGAAAACCTGATTCGGTTTTATGATTCGTTGGGTCCGTTTTCCGGCAGCGTCCAAGGCCGTCATACGAAAAGAACCACCACCTATTTTACGCCACGAAATAGGAGCGTCATCATCGGTATTGTCATCAAGGACTTCGACAGGTTTCTGTTCAGGGACTTCAACAGTTTCTGGTCCAGGAGCCTCTACCGCCTCCTCTTTCGCATCTTCAAATATGGCTTCCACTTCAGCCTCATTATCGGTCTCCTCCGTAACCAATTCGATAAGTTTCTCTTTCTCCTCGATTTCTTCCGGAGCCTTTTTAACTGAACGCGACCGCGCGGTGGTCGTTCCTTCCTTTTTCTTCGTCATATCAGTAAATCTCCTTCCGCGTAAATATGATAGCATGATTAGCTATCAAAACTATTGTTCTACGCCCCGTGTACTATTCCGGAACGATTGTTATCATCCGAGCGAACCTGCGGCACGTCGATTGTGAGCACCTTAAACTTCTTCACGAAGCCACCCTCTTCAGACCATTCAACATTCTGAATCGGAAGGCCGCGAACTATCCGCACAACATCGGTCGTGGTTTGCACAAGCAGAACGTTACTTGCCGTCAGCTTGTCCACAACGACGATATCCTGAATGTTTGCAATCTGCAATATTCTCTCGCGGATTGTTCTTCCAGTTGCGGTCGTGGTATCGAAGTCTTTATCCAGAACCGTCTCATAGTTGGTCGGGATAAACAGTGTCCACGGTCCATAATGATAGTCGTCAATCGACGCCTGTTTCATTGCTATAACGTCAGCGATGATATTTGCGGCGGTATCAGACGCCCAGGATGTACCGAGGGTGTACGGATTTCTATCCGGATGATTAACGAGCGAATATATCGTTCCACCACCAAACGCATAAGACGTATTGGTGAACAGCATCGTCTCTTTATATTCCTCAATCTTCCGAGTCGCTCTTTCAGCGTCCATAGTATCGATGGAATTGCCGAGCTTTCGCGAGTTTTCCAATTCGCGAAGGTTTATCTCATAATCCACGTGGATGATGGGAATCGGCAAGTAATGCGTGCTGAACACCGGACGGTCGTTAGGACCGCGAGTCACGGCGTCCATCGTCATTACCGCTTCCATCGCATCGCCAGTCTGATGCCACTCAAGCACCGTGGTGCCCATAGCATTTCCCAGCGCCCATACCAGACCCTTGCCGACAAGGTAGTTAAACCCAGTCAGCCGCTGTTCAGCAATGCCGATAACAGCAAGGTCCAGCGTTTTCCACTCATCCCGACGGAGAGTTGCATTACCGGTTATTGGTGCGACCGTCCAGTTGCTCTCATCATTATAGTCGCCGCCCTTAAAGACGTTGATGTACGACCGACCGTCTGAAGGGTCAATAAACGGTTTCAGCGCATTAGCGTTCAGCGCACCAGCTTTTTGGATGTGCTGTGCTATTTCACCCTGCGCACCTCCATCGAGGCTCATAAAGTCAACATTGATTCTTAAACCCATTCGTTATTTCACCTCCCTTCATAAGTTAAACGATTCTCACGCGGCAACGATACGTAGTGTCAGCGCCGCTTGAACTGGAGAGGTCAAGTGCCTCTCTCGCTTCGGCAACTATCGAACCTGCTTCCTCAACGAGCGCGCTCGAAGAGCCGCTCCGTTCCTTAAGCCTGCCATTGCCCGCGGAAACGAGTTTATCGCCTTTCGCTATATTCTCACCGTCGAGAATCAGCGCATAGACCTCGTCGCCCGGCTGACATGCCCACACTCGCGCCTTATCATCGACAGCGTAGGCGTCATCAATGCCCTCGCCCTCAAGCGCGTTCTCTATGGCGAACAATTTCGCGGCAGCACCTTCAGCGGTGGAATGCGGCTGAATCGCATCATCCGAATCAGTCTCAACAAGCATCCCCGGAGTCAGCACCGCAGCGACGTTGTACTCTTCAAAATTGTTACCATAGTTCTTCAGTATAATCGTGTTGTAAGCCATTCAGTTTGTCACCTCCCTTCGCGCATTACTGCGCCTTCTTTTTATTTGCTTCGATTACATGAAGCATCGGTTTCACACCCTGAACCTCATGATGTCCGCCTCCGCCCATACCGGAATAGTCACGACGTTTGGCAAGCGCAGACAGCTTCTTGAGTTCCGACGTGTCCTTCACTTCCAAGTCCTTAGCCGTATAGCCAGCACCTTCGGCGAACTTCACGATGTTCCCTATCAACTGCTCGCGTTCTGCATTATGCAGACTCTTCGCGTACTCAAACGTCGCCTTATCCTCAGGCTTCAGCAACCCGACCACATCGTCAAGACCGAGCTTGCCTTTGAGCGCATCCACCGATATTTCTTCATTATTTGTCGTATCGGCTTCGGCATTAGGCGTCTCCTCCGGCTTTTCCTCTGGCGTTTCATCCACCACCGGAAGCATCTGGCTGAGATGTTCCGCACCGAGGTCCTCGCCGAGTGCCGTCAACTTATCCTTGTCGGCGTCCGTCCAGCGAGTGAGCTTGTTTGCGATAAGAGCCGTTACAATCTCGGCGCAACCTTCGCATTTCTTCTTTGCGTCCTTTCCCATTTCTTCACCTCCTTCATCATTCATCTGTTGTGCAGAAACATAAGTAACATCACGTGCAACCTTCTGCGGTTCACCGTTAAGTTCTACCTTACCGTTATTTACCGCATACCCTACCTTATACAACGCGCTGACTCCAGCACCGATAACCTCGTAAACGAACTCATTAGCGAACACGTCCACAAGGTAATATGACCTATCGGGTTCATCCATGGAGTTCAGCTTCAATTGGATGGCATCCATCACCTCCCTATATCCGCTCTCGCACGCGGTCATTTTCGTGACCGTGTACCCATTTTTGATAACACCTTTGATTACTTCCTTACCTAAAACACTCAATGGTTCACCTCCTTCCGAACAGACCCCAAGGCCGCACCCGTCGGCTAGACTACACGCTCCCTCGTGCTCTATAAGGATAGCCAGGTGGTCTGGTACATAATTATGTTCTATACCTTCATATTTCTCCGTGCCCCATACGCCTGTTTTCCATTCCTTATCACTGAAATATCCGGTACTGACCTCTAGAGCCTCACCCATCTGTATAGCAAATAGCACCTCCGGACACGCCTGTCTGAGTCGCGATTCGCTCAGCCATGCCTCCGATATCAACCTACCATCAAAGTCGGAATTAAACAGCGTTCCTACCGTTATCTCCTGCATGAACTCAGGACTGTTACATGAAACAAACATACCATCTTCATTCGGATGATTCACGCATACCGGGCGACCATCCCACGCTTCCGGCCTTTTACCGAGTTCCTGCGCTGTATGCAACATCTTACCACCACTACCATTATGAACACCCTCAACAAGCATCACGACTGGAACCACTATATATGTTTCGCCCATATAGTTCTCGGTACGAACATCATAAGAATTAGCCACGAGCTGATGCACATCCATCTCCGGTATCTGGTTACCTACCACGCCGTTAGCCTGGCGTATGGCCTTTGGAGCGCATTCGTCATCCGTTCCGCCGTCGGCAATACAGGAACCAAGAGCAGAGTTGGCCACCTTCACCCACTGTCGTTTCTGTTTGTCTGAGAGGCCCTTCTTATGTTCCTCAACATCTCCAACTTTCCAAGGCATTATTCGCTTCTCCTCTCCCGCTCTGCACGCACCTTATCAGTGACATCGATAGGTATCGTACAACATCTGCAATTCGGATGCACCGGAATCAGATTCATCGCTTCACTCGGTTTCACCGGTTTCTTTCGCGTCTTTATCTCCAGCTTCTTACATATCTTGCATACCCGCCAGTCTTCTGCGGTAACCAGTTCGGCAAGGACATACACATCTTCGACCTCCCAATTCATATACTCCTGTATGGTGGCCTGATGATGCGCCCGTATAATCTCAGTCCTTGCCAGCATCCGAGCCCGCTGCCGCGCCGGAATCTTCCGCCCAATAACATCGGTGATTCCGAGGTCTCCGTACGGACCTGTTATCGTCCGCACCATCTTTCGCGCCAGTATATTCGGATTATCGCCCTCAGCTATTCCCTGCGCCAGTATCCTGCTCACCTGCGTGCTCATCTCCGAGGTTATCCCTTTAAGCTCCTCAAACGCTCTGACATACAATATACCCACCCTATCCGCGTGGAACGGGTTAATGAGCAGAGAGCCACCAAGTTGCAGTCCTGCCGCACCAGTGGCCTCGGCGAAAGGCGGAACAGTGAAACCCGCGCTGATAAGCTCCTCACGACCACGACGCACTCCCTGTTCATACGCCTGACGAATATATGTATCAGTCCAGTTATCATTCAGCGCAGCCCCTATCTGCTGTACCTCATACGTTTCCAATATCCCTTTTGCAACCATCTCATCCATCCATAACCTAAACGCCGCAATCTTCTCTGGAGAGGTAGGAAAGTCAAAAGTCGAATGTACGGTGACTTTAGAATCGCCAAGTCCGAGTCTGCGCATGACCTCATCAGCCTCGACTTTTGCCTTCAGACCGAATCCATCCTCATCCACGACCACACGGCGTATCTCCTTACAGAGTTTATCAAATCGCCTGCTCATCTCCCGAGCAAAGGCATTTCTAATATAGGTGGTTCGCGTAGGGTCTCGACGGTCGAGCCTATTTAGCGTCAGCGTCGGCATTAATCTCCTTACCGTGTTCAGCGGCTACAAGGTCAAACCTTTTGAATAATTCCGGGATTCCGAAGATATGAAAATCGCTTTCTTCGATGCCTTCCATCGCCGCTTCCGGGCGATACGTACACTCAATAGTAACGAGTTCACCCACCGCAACGCGCAAATTGAAGGATATCGTGTGCTTCGGCAAACCAAGCGCCTTTACCAACTCTTTTATGATAGGATGCGTGACTAGAACAGCCATATTATTCCTCCTTTGTTCCATCCACCGGAGACGTAGGAAGTTTAGCCTGGCGTCCTATCTTCCGAAGCTCCTCTTCTATCATCGCCATCTCAGTATCTTCCTCTTCGGCGCGCTCCTCCATCATCCCGACTATGAGTTCAATCTGCTCCTGGTCGAGTCCCATAAAGAACTCGAAGAATGCCGCCGGAGTAACGATATCCCTCGCGTTTATCGCGTTCGCATAGTAAGACAGTGCCCGCGCTCTGATTTCGCCAATCTTAGCCTTATCTTCCTCACTTGGGGCGAACGGGTCTTCCCAAGCAGGACTGTAATCCTCCTGCTGTGGCGCAGGAAGTATCTCGAACTCCACCATACGCTCTACGAACGGCTTGACAATCTTCGGCCAGGCAAAGATATTCCTCCGCGCCTTTATCGATTCAAGCCAGGCGCTCCTATCCTCCACGCTGGCAAGCTCTCCTCGTTCAGAACCAGTTAGTATCCTCTTAGGTATCCCCGTAATAGCGCTTATAGCCTGTATCTGAATGTCCACATGACTAGAAGGGTCGGCAACTTGCATTGACAGCGGAGTGAGCTTCATTGCGGTGAGCGTAATAAAACGCCTGAGCTGATGCTCATATTCATCAAGCTGCTCTTCCAACTCTTCCATATCATCATCATTAAACTGGGCGTCACCATCGGCCACGGCCGCGTATCCCGGACGGGCACCACGCCAGAACATCTCCGCACTGCCGCCCATAATCTTCTCAAGGTCCATCAGGCGATTCCATACAGCCACTAGCCTCGGAGTTCCATATATCTCACTTTCATCAAGGTCATCGGCAACGTGAATCACCCTTGTAAAATGGGCCGACATATGTCGCTCCACTTTAGTGGCGTTTTCCGTTACCGTAACCTTATACATGTTAGGCAGACCGTATCGAGCATTGCCTGGGTTAGTTTCCCACGCCTCTATCGACGCGCTTGACTGACACAGCGGTTTAACATATAACAATTCGCGCTTTCCTGGTGCCACAGGTCTTTTCAGCCCATCTGCATCCATAACGTCGTCAAAACCGAGCAGAAGAACCCCATATGAACCGAGGCCGGTGAGCTTATCAAGCCTAAGAAACTTCTCTGGAAGCAATAAGTCTCGTGATAGCCTATCCCACGCCTTCTCGAACTCTGTATCCTCGATATCGTTCGACTCCATAAGCGAGATTCCACCCGACCACGTCGCTCGCACCGGCCTGTCTATAATGGCCTTCGCTATATCCTGGCGCGAATACCGAGCCAGACACTGTTCAAGCGATATCGAGGTGGTGACTGGGTATCCAAGAGCGCGGTAGAGGTCGCGGTCGGTGCCGTACTGGAAACCGAGCCTTGCGTTGAGTTCGGCCCTTGTGGAGAGCGAACCCTCTATCGACGTAACCTGCGCCATAAGTCCTGTCAGTCGGTTCTTTCGCACTAACAGTTCTTTACGCTTATCGGTACTGCCAGAATTAGCCCTTACCCTTTTCACGATAGCTTATCTCCTCCGTTTCCTCTTAAGGAGAACCCCAGCTTTCTTTTTTCCGGTAATTTGAATAAACGCTGCGCATGTCGCATCAACTTGGTCCTTAAACTTTCCAAAAGGGAACCACCTAAACTCGTCCAGAAACGCCTTATTCCATTCGCCACTAAGCAAATCAACATTACCATTATTCACCTGTACGCTGAACGGGTCTGCTCGGACCACCTTGTCTCCAGTAGGACGGTCGGCACGGACGGAAAATCCTGCCAGGTTACGTATGGACGCCTCCGCAGACTCTTTTCCAGAACCGGCAGGTTCCTGTTCCACATATATATAGACATTCTTACCATCCTGTTCGGCGGTCGCTCGCATCACCTGTTCACGCTTCAACGAGTCCCACTGGCCTCTGACTATGTCGCAAACTACGAATCGACCCGTCTTCAGCTTGGCTAGCTTCGCTCCAACGGTGTATGCCCCGGCATCCGCCGTAGCGGCCTTATCCCAGTATCGCACCATCCTTACGACGTTGGCCAGAGACGGGAGTTCTTCTATTATACCGAAATTCCCTACCTGAAACATCCCTCCGCCCGGAGGAACGGGATTTTGCCCTATCTGGGCGGCGTACCCGTACTGGCCGAGGTCCACCTTCAGCTCGTCGAGTACGTCCCAGCTCATACGAACCGGGTCCATCAGGTCATCAACGTAATTCTCCGCCAGTTCAGGAGGGCTTAGATACGCTCCGAAGTTCCTTATCTCCCCTGGCATACAGATAAGTTTCACGTTCTCCTTCTTGTTCATTATGAATCCGGTCGGGTCATTCTGATGCAACCTCTGCTGAATAAGTATGGTGGGAGTAACGGACTTCTGTATCCTTCTTGAAGGAAGAGTGTGCTCGAACCACGCGTTGGTGCTATCCAGTTCGATATCAGATGCGGCCTGATGAGGGTTGAGCGGGTCGTCGGTGATGATAATATGCGCGTGGAATCCGGTCACCGTGCCTCCGACCGACGTACTGTACCTGTTCCCTCCAGGAGTCTCATTCCCTTTGGCGTCGCGCGTCACTATCCTGTAGTTGCTCTTCGTATCCTTATCCTCTTTTATGCCTATATGCGGGAAAAGCTCTCCAAAAAGGTCGGAACGTACCAGGTCGCGCGATATCTCCGCATGCTCCAGCGATAGTATTCCTGAGTACGAAGCCACTATGAAGCGCATCCATGGCCACTTCAGCCAGCACCAGACTGGAAATGCCACCGAGACCGTCGTGCTCTTAGTGGTACCGGGAGGTATGTTTATAATAAGGTCGTATTCCTTAGTCTTCCCCTCGGCCACCCGCTCGGCCACCCGCTCCAGCTCCTTGCACAGGTACGGTATATGCCAGTTCCAATGAGGCTTATCACCGGACATACAGAGCCAGAACGTCCGCAGAAAGAAGAAAAGCCTCCTCTTACATAGCTCCGCTACCACGCCGGGAGGGTTGCCGACCGCATCCATAAACTGCCCGCGCCTCTCACCGCTTAAAGGAGCCACATCCAGCACTTCTCCACCGGTGAGCTTCATAGCTTCGCCCTCCTGGCGCATCACGCGAACTCTAGCGACCGTTACCACCTCCATCCCCGTTGCTAGGAGGATTTTCAGCCTCCAGCACCCCTATCTTCATAGCCAGCTGAAGCTCCTCGTCCGTCAGCCCCTCGAAATCCCTGGTAACGAGAGGCCTGCCGCCAGGCCCGGTTATTTCTTTCCTATACACATCTCTCCAAATCCCCCGCTGCCTGTTCTTCAGCCAGAATATGGCCGCCGTAGTATCAGGAGGATAACGCTTAACAATCTCCGTTTCCACAATCTGCCCATTAACCACCTTTATATCCACAGCCTTATGCGAATAACCCCTGGCCCTCCTGTAAAGAGACTGCGCTACGTATCCGTCCGCCATCGCCTTCCCTGCATCCAGAGCCTGACGGAACTTCTCATGCTCCCTCTTCCACCTCTTTATCGTCGATTCGCTGAACCCCATCGCATCCGCTATCTGTGCATCCGTCAGCCCAAGAAGAGCTAACCTGTGCGCCCTGCCAGGTATCGTCTTATTATAATCCGTCATAACTAGTCTCCGTTTCATAAAAAGAATCAACCCAAGGGGTGCCAATAATAACTATGGGTATATCGTATTCCCTAATAATAGTAGTAGGAGGAGTTATAGGGATAATAGATGCTATACCGTATAAGGGCTCGGTAGGAATTCCCGAAATTTTTTGCGAAGGCATTAAAAGTTCCGAAAAAATTCTAGAAAAATTTTTCTGGGGTATAGGGGCTGATACCCCGCCCGGTCGCCGTCCGGAAGGGCGGAAGGGTAGGGGACCACTAAGGTCTAGTTGGTCCACTTCAAACTCTATCCGGCTAGGACTGGCTTCAGTACTAGGTTCTAGGCGGGCGGCAGGCTCTATCTCTTTATAGGTAAGGGTTATGGCCGGTTCGATAAAGGAGGGTTCGGGTTCGGGATATTTTCGGCCGGGGTTGGCTAGGAAGGGGAGGGCCTTATTCGGGGCTTTATCCCCTTCCTTTTCCTTATCCCTATCTATTCCCTTATCCTTCCTTCCCTTATCTAGTCTATAGACTTTCAATTCCCTTATCCTTCCCTTATCTATTCCCTTCCCTTATTTATTCTACCCTTTTCCCTATCCCTTTTCTTCTGGGGTGATTTTAGGAAGGATTTTTCTTTTCCTATATTTTATGGCCGATTAGCCTCTATCCCTTTATAGATAAGGATTAGAGGTCGGGCGAACTATTTTTATTTTTCTATAGGGCCTCTAATCCTTATTTTATAGGGTATAGAGGCCGGTCCTTACTAAGAACCTTATTCTATAAGGGTTAGAAGAGGGGTATTAAACTAATAAAAGTACTGGACTTTATTAGGAAAGTATGATATACTTATAGACAGAAGAAGTAAGGGAAGTTCTAAATAAAGGGAGACTGGTAGTTTAGCGGATACGATACCGAATGAAGGAAAACCCGGATTCGTGTTTAGGTCTGACGTGATAGGTATAAATCCTAATACCTATAAGTCCGCTAAGGTTTCCTAAGGTTCTTTGAAAATTGACCGGCGTATCGAAGTATCTGGTAGGCTCCGCGGGATAGATAAAAACCCGGCCTAAAAATCGGACTTCGAGTAAATTCGGTTCTGATCGACCGACCTTATATTCCTAAAATCTTCTATCTAGGAAAATAGGGCGCCACGGCCCTCCGCGGAAACGGCGGCGATGCTGACTGTCACGGAAGGGCAAGAAGGTAAAAGAAATCAATCCTATCGCGTCGAAGGCGCAGGGAATCGGCCCGTTCGGAAGGAAAATCCGCCCGCGGGTTCAACCAGTAATAATCCTCCAAACCCGGCCATGGACGGCCAAGTATTTCCGAGTATAATCCGATTCCGAAGCAGCGAAATCCTAGTAAAAGCCTTGAACCGATTAACTTCGTCTAATAGATTAAGTCGGCGGGAAGAAAAAACTTTTTCCGCCAGCTATAATCCGAATAACAGGGGCTTAAGCGAACGACGAATCGGGGGTTAATGGAACGGATAGTAGCGTAGGACGGGCGCAGACAGTCACGACGACGGATTGAAAATAAGGTCTTCTAGAAACGAACGTGACAGGTTCGTTTAGATAAGGTTAGGGGAAGGAAGAAAATTCGGACGATTTAGATTAGAGGCCGGGAAGGAAATTTTATTCTCGGCCTCTTCCCTAAGTCGCCCGGCGTTCGGGCGGGTAGTAAGGGAAGGATAAACTATTGGAGGACGGAAAGATGAAAAACGGCATAATGTTCAAAGAATGTCCAATTTGCGGTGGCATAGTAACAGGCGTTGACAAGATTTGCTACGACTGCAAAGAGGTGGACGAGTGGGTTGTTATGATTGACGTTATTAACGGAAAATTACCGTGCGTAAATGCGCTTGGCGAAGTATTCACAGACGCTAAGGAGGCATTGGAGGCGGCGGTAGCAGTCGAAAAATTCTTAGATGAGAAATTCCCAGGGAAATACGGCCAGACATACGTGGTCCCGCATGAATAAAATAGGCTAATTGAAATAGTCAAGACAAGCTAGAATATCGACGCGAAGGCCCTCGGGCCTTTGCGTGGGTAGTTTAGTTAACTAGGAAAAGAAAAACTATTGGAGGACAAAATGAACGGAGTACACGTAGGCGGGAGCGCCGCAGGGCAATCCAAAAGTAAGGCCGCAGGCATTATTGACTTGGCCTTTCGGAGCGCCTTTCGGAGCGAGCTTGCACACGAAATAATCTGTAGTATAGCCGAAGGAAAAATGCCCGAAGGCAGTAAAATCGCTGTGCACGCATGGCCGAAGGAGGAGGGACATAATCGCTACGGTATCGGCCCTGTTGTTTGGGGCGACAGCGCAGAAAGTTGGTTTGATGTGGTCGGCGATTACGACCACTTCAACGACCAGACTAAAATCGTTTGCCAGCTGAACGGTTGGCCGTACATAAGCATGAGATAGGAAAATAGGAGGACAAAAAATGCCAAAGAAAAGCAAACATATCACGACAATACCCAGAACTCACCCACGCCAGCTCAGCATCCTAACGGAGATACGGATGAACTATATCGACCGTCTGGAACTGATATGGGTTGGGAATAGTGAACGCGACGTGGCGGTGTATGCAAGGCATGCCAAAGACGTGAAGGAAATACAAACGTATGTGGCTGGGATATTCGCCGGGTTGAAAATGGCGTAGGAAGGAAAAACTACAGGAGGACAGGAAAATGCTTATACGAATTGAAATAAGACTGTCGCGCGACGGGGTGACGACATTTTGGCATAAGGCATTCCGGTTCGGTCGGGCGATACGGGCGTACAGAAAATAAGACGGTTCCTACGACGCGGAGGCCAAACGACCTCTGCGTGGTCGGAATGGTTCCGACAGGGAAGGAAAAACTATTGGAGGACAGGAAAATGAAACAGGAAACAATGGACGCGCTCTGGAACCAGATTCGTAGTATGCATTCCGCGACGCGGGTAGTTCGGAAGGACCTCGCGAAAAAGGCGAAGGAAATTGCCGAAGGCATGGACAGCCTATGCAACAGGTTGAATGCTAACGAAAACTACCAGCCGGACGCCTGGGGCGAACTCAGAGGCCACGGCACCACACTCGACCGCCACTGCGGAGAATACTACAATATGAACAGGATGGTATCCGACGCCATGTCCTACACGGTGAATATAATAGTGGACGAATGGCCGGCACCGGAAATGTTCAGGGCGTGGGCGGATGAGAAAATGGAACAGCTCAAAAAGCGTTCAGAATGGGCGGATGTCAAAGGCGACATCTGGCTGCTCGACGTGCTCCGGACATGCGTAGAGCGCGACTATAAAGACCGCGATAAACGGTTTGAGGAGGAGAGGGCGAAGGAAGAAGCCGAACGTATCGCTAATAAGAAGGCATCGGAAGCGGGACTGAGAAAAAAGGAGGCGCTAAAGGAGGACGCAGATGGACGATATACTATCCCGCTGATATACTACCGCGAAGATGGGACGACCACATCATTCGACGTCAGCGTCGGCGTCAGGGAAACGGAAAAGACGTATAAAGGGAAACCAAATTCGTGCATGCGCGGATGCTCTGGTACGTACTATGAGGATAATAAAGGGAGACGGCGTATCATCAGGATGATAGTTCGTGACTGTGCCGAGGCGGACGAACCTACACGCGTATACATATTCAAGAAAGACGAATCGTATGAGCTTTGTATCGAACGCGTTGTAGGCAAGACGCAGTACAACATCTATACGAAACCGGGCCTTGTGGCGCTCCGCAAACAGTGATAGAGCACTATCAGGATGACGAACGGATACGCAAGGAACGGGCAAAGAAGAACACTCTGGCATAGCCTGAACAATATGTGTAGCACACCCCAAACACATTTCTAAAGTTAGACGGAAGGAGGGCAGTAGATATGCGCCTCGGCCCAAACGAAACTGGTGTCGCAATAAACGACGGACTTTGGCCTGTATTGAGGCGATAACGATTATGGCTATAAGGTCCCGGAAAAGGTGATACAGGAGGACTTCGATTGGCTGTGCGAAGAGGAAACGTCGTACGGATTCTTCAAATACCACGGACACTGGTATCACATTGCAGAATTCGTAAGACTTCCAGAAAATCACCCCTTACGTAAGGAAGGATGGGAGGCATTCAGCGCGGATTCGTTCTTCTCCGGCGTGGCTATAAGAGTATCAGGTGACGCCGATGGCGGATACGGAGAGACACTTCAGGTGGCGCTGATACTATCCTGAAATAATATGGGTTCGGCAAAATATGGAGGACAGAAAATTATGGCAATAGGGTTGGCATTCAAACAGACCGGAAGTCCGAAGGACGACCTTGCCTCACTGATTCGACAGCGTATGAGAGCGCGGAGGATACGCGCCACGTGCGATACGTGCGGGGAGATTATATTCACTATCCCGGTCACGACGTTTCCGGCTCTCGATGCGTTGGAGGCGGTGGAACAATACGGCGCTCGGTGTGAGCGCGGTAAGGTAATATGTGCGAAATGTATAAGGAGGATGGAAGGATGAAAGATATATCAACGCAAAGAAAAATCGATGAAAAGACTGCTGACCTTATCGTGCAACTCGGTCGGGCGGAACAGATTGCATTTGAACTCAACAGAATCGCCACGACGATGCCGTCAGATTTGGCATATGTGCGCAGTTGTACGATTCATGAAGCCATTCAAAAGATTCAGGAAAAGACGGCAGAGTTCAAACGAAACCATACCAGAACAATATAAAGGAAAATAAAACAGGAGGAAAGACGATGGACATGCGAAAAAGGATGGCGCTTAGACGGCTCCAAGATAAGGTTGTAGTACGGCTTGAGCGCCTCGGCTATACCGACAACGACAAGCTGAGTATTAGAAACCATGATGGATATCATATATGTCTACTTGACCTTAAACAGTATTTATATTTTGGGATGGAGTACGAATTCACCGAGTTTCTAAACAGTTAACCAGGGCAAACAGGAGGAAAGACGATGGATGCACCGAGACACATGCCAAGGCGATGTGCCAACTGTTTACACCTTGCAACATGCAATCCCTCAATAGACATGGAAATTCAATGGTGTGAGCGGTGGGAATATTATTTAAGAGATGTTTAACCACCCAGGGCTAGCCCCTGGCAACCACGGAGGTTTGACGATGAAATACCGACCAGTATCAATTCAAGAGCTTGGCATAACAGGCAATGAGTCCGACTGGAATCACGCCGTTATTGTTGCGTTCAAGCGGAAGCATCCAGAGCACAAGGACAAGCGGATCGGCGTGACCAAGCGGAACGGCAAGATTAACATTTTTGTAATCGGCCAATCGTTTCAAGACGATGTGGGCGACATTCAAAAGGGGCGGTTTCTCGTCGCTCAATACGAGATAGCCAAGGGCGTCTAGCCCCTGGCAGAGCTTCGGAGCGTCCGGGGCTGTGTGAAGGGCTGGAACGGAGGATGAGACAATGAAAGCGACACAAAAAGAAGCCATTGAAACTTTGCGCGAAATCTTAAAGCCCGGCGACAGAGTATATACAATTCTACGGCACGTTTCAAGGTCGGGCATGATGCGTCATATATCATTAGTCATTAAGTCTGACGCTAATGGTATCCGCGACATTTCACACCTTGCGGCGAAGGCGCTTGACTACAAACGCGCCGACAATGGCGGGATCAAAACTTCAGGGTGCGGTATGGACATGGGGTTTGATTTGGTGTATAACCTCTCAATGGTTTTGTTCTGCCCAGAGGGAAAATATACCCACGAAGGCGCATATGCGCTGAAACACGAATGGCTTTAACATCCTAACGGAAGGAGCGGAAGAATGAGCAAGCTTATATTGGCCTATCATGTGAGTTATCGCAATCAGGGCTATTTGGAGCACACAGCCCCAATGTCACATGAAGAAGCAGAGAAAAGCAAGGAGTTTTTGAAGTTTCAGGGAGCAAAAAATACGCGCATTATAAAAACTAAGTACCCGTGGGCAATACCAGAAAGACAGGTGAGCACATGAAAACGCGATTTTGCCCGTTATGCAAGACCGAGACAGCGTTTTACATCGGCGTGAAATACGGCCAGCCGACATATGAGTGTATCAACCGCGGCAAGCTGTTTGTTCGGCGCAAGCGAGAGCGCAAAGAAAAGGAGGTAGCGGCGTGTGGGTAATTAAGAATGACAAGGGACAAGAGATTGCGTCGTTTGGGTCGTGCATGAAAGACTTTGGGCCCTGCGGATATTGCGGGGACAAAACGGCAATGATGTATGCGTTCTTCTGGAGAAATGGTTTCGGAGATGGCGAGACTCTTTTCAGCAAGCCAATGTGTCAAGCATGTTTCAATGCGTGGATGCGTGGAAAGCCATTACCAAAGAAAAAACGCACAACAAAGCAAGAGCGGCAGCCCCGCGAACTCTGCACCAAATAGGAGGGATTCCGCAATGGTGGGAGCGTTGGAGCTACCGCAAGGGGAATATAACAAACATGAAAGGAAGTGTCAAGATGGGATTGGATATGTATTTAACCAAAAAGACGTATGTGCAAAACTGGGACCACACGCCGGAAAAAGGACGTCATGCCGTAATGGTGTTCAAGGGTTGGAAGCCATGCGAACACATCAAGCCGGAACGGGTTTCGTACATCGAAGAGAATATCGGTTACTGGCGCAAGGCGAACGCGATACATTCATGGTTCGTCAATAATGTCCAGGGCGGCAATGATGATTGTGGGACGTACTATGTGCCCAAGGAACAGTTGCAAGGTCTTTTGGATATCGTGAACAAGATTCTTGAAAATTCAGAGGTTGTCGCCGGAACCGTGAGCAATGGGCAGAAACTTGAGAACGGCGAATGGACAGACATTCTTGCAGATGGCAAGGTCATAGGCAACCCCGCAATCGCTCAAGAACTCTTGCCAACACAACCCGGCTTTTTCTTCGGCGGCACGGATTATGACCAATACTATTTCGAGGACTTGAAAAATACAAAGGCTATCCTCGAAAGCGCATTGAAAGAGTACGAACACGGCGAGATATATTATCACTCAAGCTGGTAATCCAGTGGGACGCCGGGCGCGGTCAACACGACGCGCCCATAACCGCCTTCGGGCAAGGGGTGTCAAGATGGAGCGGCAGAACATGATGCAAAAGTATCTCAATGAGTGGGTAATATACGGCGGGTTGCCATGTTTGCGAGGGGAAGCACTTGCTGACTTACAGAAGCGCGTCGGCATCAAGGGCCGGGATGCTTGGCTTATGGGCGGCAATCACACAATGGCCAGCGACGACCCGCGCAACACGCCTGAACATCGAGCGCTGGCAATCAAAATGCTAAACGGAGAATTAGACTAACCGCCCACATGGGCAAGGAGCGATTATGAGTGAGCAAAAACACACGCCGGGACCGTGGAAAGCGGGAATGCAAGGGAAGAGCTGGCGTGTCTTTGCATTCGACGGCACATGCAAAGTGGCGAAATGTTTTTATATGGACGGTCAACTTGGCCCAATTCCTGAGGCCGAGGCCAACGCCCGGCTGATAGGGCAAGCCCCGAAGATGAAGGAACTGCTGGAGAGGCTGGCAAGAATTGGAGACATGGCCGGATGGAATGATATTGACCCATTGAAGTTGGAAGCGCAAGCACTCCTGCGCCGGATTGGGGGTGAGTGACGATGACGACAGCAGAAAAAATCAGAGAGCTAATACGGGAAGAAAAACCACGCCGCCGCAGGCAGGACGACCGGACGCAAATAGTCTGTAATGAATGTGGCCGGCAGTTTGGAAAACGAATCGGTCCCAGGACGTATGAAGTCAAGTGTCCAAAATGCGGCGGATATGACACGGAGGTAATATAAATGCGAACTCAGGAAGAGATAACGCGCGTTTTCGAACGGTGCGTCAAGGACAACCCGAATCTTATCGCAGAAGATTGTCCGTTTGACTTTCCATTATGTGCCGAATGTAATGTAGAAGAGGTGTTGCGTTGGATTATGGATATATGCCCTCAATCCATGGAGCCATGCAAAGAGGTCAGAATATCGTGCGTCACTCACTGCCACTTGAAAGGATAATTCGGAGTGTTGAGGTGAGGGCCAGCGGCCCTTACCTGAGCCTTTCGGATAGGCCGAAGGCAAGGATAAAAAGGAGGATAGAATATGGCAAAACGAAAGAAAGTGGTCGTGTATCGCATATTCGTCGGCGCGCATACCGAAATAAAAGATGGGCAGACGCACGATGTTCCAGCACACTGGCGAGCGTCAGGTTCGATAGGTAAGACGAACGTCATCACTATTGCCGATGGTGAGGACGAGGTGCTGGACCGGTTCGTAATTGCAGTGAAGGAAAGTCGCGGAATCGACATCGACCTAATAATACGAAACCTATACTGAACCAAATACAAGGAGGGCCGAATGCAAAAAACTATTAACGGTAAATCTTATAAAATTGGGCCACATGCATACCTGAGCTATGCAGACCTGAGCTATGCAGACCTGCGCGGTGCAAACCTGCGCGGTACAAACCTGAGCTATGCAGACCTGCGCGGTACAAACCTGAGCTATGCAGACCTGCGCGGTGCAAACCTGCGCGGTACAAACCTGAGCTATGCAGACC